GAGAGACTTGCGAGACTCGCTGAGGTATTGAGACTCATGTAGTCTGGATGCTGGTTTATCGGCGGCTGTTGGCATACCTGTAATGGGCGTGTCAACAAGCCGCTGGTTCCCCGTGAAACGGAAAAGACCGAGGCGTGTTAAAGACCTCGGCCTTCCCCCGAATGCACCAGGCAGAAAGTTACTTGGCCTGACTGGCAGCTCCGGCGCGCTCAGCGGGCACTGGTGGCAGCTTCGTCAGATTCTCACGATGCTCGGCGTGGACACCTTCCTCGTCAACTGGATCGTCAACCTGGGGAGCGTTGGCGGCCTGATCAGCGGGCTGATAGATGCCCTTCTCGGCGAGTTTGGGGTCCTGAGCTGTGGAAGGATTCGGCACAACGGAGCCTGGAGGAAGCACGTTCCCCTGGGCGTCGGTGGCCTGGCCTTCGGTGTTCTTGTTATCGGAATCTTTTTTGTCGGATTTAGTCATGATGTTTTGTCTCGGTGAAAGTTACTTATTCTTGTCGGCGTCCTCTTTGGCCTTGGCCCTCTTTTCGTCCGCCTTTTTCTTGGCGTCGGCCGTGCGCTCTTCGCGCTTCTTGGTGAACTCCTTCATTCGTGTGGGGTTCTTCACGTATTCCTCGGCTTCACGGAGCATCGCGGCTCCAGAGACGCCCCCATCCTTGGAATCCTTTACAGGATCTTTCGTTTCGTCTTTTTCGTTTTCAGATTTGGTAGCCATATGTCTGATGAATCGTGTCAACTGCGGGATTGGTCGTCAGGTTGCTCCCATGGTTGAAAGACACTGATGTCGATATACGAATCGCTGTTGTAGGGTCCTTGAACGAGTTCTCCCAGATGAATCTGAAACGACAACCTGCCATGCGGATGCCGTCCAGGTTCTCCACTGACTTTTCCCCCGAAGGCTTGCGCGAGCAACTCAACAAGTTCCTTTGCTGGAACGGCCGATTTAATCCACGGGGCAGCGATGATGTCAAGATCTCTGCGGAGCGATCCGTGTGCGGCTATGGCATAACCACAATCAACTCCTATTTGGACAAGGCGCGGAAGAATGGCCGCATGACAGTTGATAGATGCCTTGGATTTTTTACTTAAAGGCAGGCACAGTCCTCGGCCTGTATAAAGCGTCACAACTTTGGTTTGTCGCCTGGCGGCTTAGGTTGAGGCAGCGGAAGAATGAACTGTGGCTTACCTCGAAGCTGACTGAGTAGACAGGTTACTCCGGAAAGAGCGAAAACGCCTATTAAAAATTTGAACACGGAGTTGTCCTGAAGCCAGGTATTCAGCAACAATAGGAGAGCAGCTATCCAGAGCGATGCGAACGCCGGGGACGCAAATGATTCATGGATTTTTTTAAGCTTCTTGAGAAGCCGTGGATCATCTGCAAAAAGGGATAGTCGATAGACCGCCAGGGCGATAAGTATTAGTGCGGGTCCCGCCATTGGAAGATGTGCGCTTCGTTAATATAATTTAGAGCCTTGATGGAGTTCTGAGAGCGTCTTACAAAAGATTCTACGAACTTAGCTCTGGCAGGAGCGGGATCAAGCCGATACACCGCCAAAGACTGTTTACCCGACGGATTAAAGCCCGTGAAATATCGAGTCTTAACAATAAAAGGAGCATTCCCTTGTGGTAGTCGAAGAGCAATGTGATCCCAGACAGGAGAGAAAGCTGTTACATTCGGAACTGACTCCAGGCTGTTAAAGCCATACTCATACCTAATGACCGTGCCGAACGGCGGAGGCGGCTTATCTAAGTCGATATGGATGGAAACCGCATCCCCGGGGCGTATTGGTGAATCTGGCGATGGCGATGATTCCGATGATGTCGTTTCTCGGCCTGTGGTATTCGAGGGGGGCGAAATAGTTGGCCCGCCTTCATTAGGATTAGATGACGTAAAATCATACGGAGGAGATAGGAGCGCATCCAGGATCAATGCGAGTTGACCCTGTGCTTCATGTGTTGGAATTGATGAGTTAGCTCGTGCCAGATCTCTGATTGCAACCTGAAGCTCCCTTGGCGCTTTCGTGAAAACATTAACCAGATAATCCTCACGGATTTGTTGTCTATCAGCAATATACATCCGCTTTTCACTGGTCAAAGTTCGACCAGCACGAGCAACCGTGTCTTTAAGTAGTATGTCAATAATTTCCATGACTAAAAATGTCCAAGTCCAGAAGTAAAAAACATATTTAACGATTCTTGTTCGTTAACTTTCGAAATAGCTAGGTCAAGGGCTATGCCTATTGTCGCCAAGCTCAGTGCCGCCGCAACCATTATTTGTGCGGCCTCGTCTTGTGCTGCAGTCAGCGCTGCTTCCTCAGTCATAAGCGCCTGGATGTTCCTTCGATAAGCCATCTGAACTAGGAACTCATTAGCTTCCAGTGAGGCCTGTTCAGCACTAGTGGTGGCACCTGATCGTAAAATACTTGTAGCTATTATTTCTTCGGCTGCGCCTGAACCTTCTACGGCACCGATTGCGATGTCGGGAATACATGCCCCCGCTAGTGCTCCAGCCGCTTCATACGCAATAAAGCCAGCCAAGCCTACTCCGGCCGAAATGGCTCCAAGTGTAACTAATCCCATCATAGCGGCCATATCTCTACCTGGCTCAGTTGATGGGAAAAAGTTACCATCACCATAGTCATGAGCTGCCGGGTCCCATTCAGGTCCTATTTCTACAGGCATAATAGTTTACGGTTAGTCGTCTATCGGAATGATAGCGGGTGGTTCTTGATCAGGTGGTGGAGTTTTCGGCGGTATTACTGGCGGCGGCGGAAAGACAACTGGTGGCGGCTCCTCTGGAGGAGGAGGATAGACAGGCGGTAACGGTCTAGGAAGTGGAGGATTAACAGTGGGTGGCGGCAGAACGGGATCAATATCGGGTGGTGGATTGATTGGGTCTGGAGGCGGAGGTGGAGGTGGAGGAGGTGGCGGAGGCGGCGGTGGGAGTGGCAGTGGAGGCTTAGCAATAGCTGGGTTCCCTATGCCAAAAACATCCAGGACATAAATTCCACAGCCTGTATCCCCGGGGGTAAAGGAGATGGTATAAATTTTATCACTGGTGATGACCCTGTTGGTTCCTGGAATGTAACCTGCGATAAGTCCGTCTTTTGTTCCAAGTATTACAATACTTTCCGGGTCTTGGTCGACATCGCGTTCGTCAAGAGAGAACTCGCCCGCTCCCGTAAATGGCTCAATAATGTTTTGACTAAATTGCAGCAGGTAGGGATTTTGCGGGCTTGCACCAATAGTCTCCAGAATTATGTGCGACTCAGCGCTATCCGCATAAGGGCCTGCGGATTGGCGCATAATTGTGTATTTGCCCGCGCCAGTTACCCAGCGACGTAGCTGGCTCAAGTTCAGTTTCGTGGGCAATCCATCGCCAGGATAAATTTCGATTTGTTCATTTCCGAAAAGTTTTGGCGAACTAGGCGTGATCAGGTTAAACCACGCCGTAGGGAAAGCTTCATACCGAACGTCGGTATCAGTGGCATGATAGACCCATCCAACGAGGGTGTTGGGGTATGGCTTATCAGCGTCACGGCCGGATTTGATTCCAACTACATCGGCATTATCAAGAATGGGCCGTTCAGACCACTCGTTACCACTGCTGACGAAAACCTTTGCCGTATCAGTCGCCAGATAGAAAGCGCCCACAGCAGTATTTGCTGCAGGCCGATTTGACAGCAGACCCGAAAGTCTAAGGACCATAATGATGCTTTACGTGTCAACCGACCTTCGGCGTGCCCAGCAACCTCTTAAGCACCTTGAGCATTTTCGCCTGTTCTATGGCTTCCGCACTATTTCGGGGATTAACAATTCGCTGTTTGCTGGCCCATGTTTGAATTACCGAACTGGAATTAGAAGGCAGCCGATCCATTGTCTTACGCAGTATATCGCCACGAGCAAACTCCAGAGGCTTTGTATTATTCGCCTGCCTACGTCGGAGCAATTCGGCAAGTGCATCCGGGAGTGTTTGTGGCTCTGAGGTCGCATTAGGATTCGGGTTGGGGTTGGTCCTATATTTTTGGAGAGGAGCAGCCAGGCCGGTCTTAACCTGGGACTCAACCTGGGCTTGGACCTGAGGTTTGGGCTGGAAAAGATTCGGGACCTTACGGCCGAGTTTTTTGGCGAGGAGCGCCTCGGCTTCATCGAAGTCGACTGCAGGGATACCGAGGAGAATGGCACCGAAAGGGTTGTCGAACATGAAGGTGGGCTCACCTGATGGCCAGAGGCCCTCCTTGGATAAGGCGACGGCTTTCTTGAGATCTTTCTTTTTTTGACGATAGGCGGTCTTGCCGTGACCGGACTGAGCGCCCTTGGTATCGTCACCCTGGTAGCCTTTGACGTAAGTATTGCCGAGCATCCCGCCCGGAGTAACCTGGGTGCCAAGGCCCATCTCATGCAGGAGATCGAGGCGAGCTTCGAGAGCAGCAGAATCGGCTGAGCGTTCCGGATACCAACCTTTCGGCTTGATCGCACCTGCTACTGATTTCTTCTTGAGCAGTTTCGGGAAATATTTCTCAGCAGCCTCTTCGGCCGTCTCCTCGACGGGCTTGACGAGTTTTTTGAGCAACTCGCTCGGCACACGAAACTCGATCCTGGACATCTCGTGCTTCTTGTTCGTCACCGGGTTATCCTTGTGCTTGGAATTCCAGATCCGAGCGGCCATCGTTTTGGCTTCCTCGTCGGACTTACCCTTGCGCTTCAGGGCATCGCGGAGTTTTTCGTAACCGGCTGGCATATCTGATCCCTGGATGTCAACCGGGGGACAACCGATGGTCCGTCTGGCGCTCGGTCAACACACCTGAAAGGGTCCAGCACTGTTTTTCCTCCGTGTGCTGGCCAGGACGGACCCGCCTGGGAATGCCGGAGCCGATCCAATCGGGACATGGGTTAAGACTTTGCAGCGTGCTGCAAACCGGCTCGTTCGGCAAATCGCTTCAGCCATTTTTTCTCTGCTTCGGTTGGCACCTTACCTTGGAGGGCCTTTGATAAGGCCGCATGCATGGCTTTTGCGTGAGCTGCCGCATCGACCTCCGGAAGGAGGGAGGCCAATTCAACAAGATCCTGAATCGACTCCAGGGTGGTGTTGATCCGCGCCCGCTTGTATTGCAAAAACTCGCCACGACGGCCCAGGAGCCTCTTGGCGAGGTCGTTGACCCATTGACCATGGATGGGGTCCCCGGCGACAGATCGCTTCGACACGGCCGCCCTGGCAACAGCAACGGCCTCTTTGGGGGCGACTCGGAAAGCGTTCTCGGCATAACCGACACCGGTTAGTTCCGGGATGGCGCGAAGAAGCTGGTCGCCTCGTTTGAATTCGATGAAGTAAGCGGCGTTCATTTGACGATACTAAGCATGGCGGCCTTGCGATTGCGATAACGGGCGATGAGCCCGCCCACGATGGCGGCACCCCCGACATACTTGGGCGCATTACGTTGCAAGATTTTGGCATCCTCGGATTGCTCGCCGTAAGCGTCTACGTGCCCCGTAGAATGCAGGAAGCCTGCCGTGGCGGCTCCGACACCCGCGCCGATCAAAGCGCGGTTCCTGAGGCGCAGGGGCGCGGGAATGACCGCTCCTGCAACGGCTCCGATTGCTGTTGACCGGAGATAATCGTGGATGTGGCGGTCGATCTCGTGGGCCCGGATGCCTTTTTCGTATTTATCGAGTCGAACTCCGGACTTGAGCTGACGCTCGCTGTGCGGGTTATAAACGTCCAGCTCAATGAGTTCGGCCAGGCGATCAAAGTTTCGAAGCGGCGTCTTGTCCACGATGGCCGAATGCGGGCTTTGGTTCTTCTTACGGCCATAGACGATGCCACCTGTGCCTGCAGCAAGCAAGGCTGGCGAGGCGAGCGATTTGATCGCATACCCCTGGGCGGCGCGAGCCTTGTGCTTGGCCAGCTCGGTGAAATAATGCTGAACCTGCGGGTGATCCGAGTTGTAGCCTACGTGTTTGATGGCTTCCATCTCGGACTTCCCGTGAATTTGAATCTGCTCGTTGATCTGTCGATGGGCTTCTTCACGGCCGTAATGCATCTCATCTTGAGCGCGTAGCCGCATTGCTTGAAGTCGTGGGCTGATTTCGCGGCCTGCGGCTTTGGCGGCCGCGTCTTGCTTGGCGATTCTGTTCGCTACGTTTTGGCCGTGCTCGTAATCCCAGAAGCTGAGAGCCTCTTTGGGGCCTGCGCGAAACCTTCCGAAATGCTCGCCGGTCATGCGTGCACCCATCTCGCCGGAGCCTCCGAAAGCTTTGCGGGTTACACGAGAAACAACTGATCCGGGGTTCTGAAGATTTTCCTGGATAAAAGCTCCAGCTACCTTTCCCTTGATGCCGGTATTGAGGAGCTTTTGTGCACCTTCGATGTAATCGGCCACCATCTTGCCGCCAGAGTTCTTGATCTCACTTCCGATGAATCCCTTCCCGGCAATACGGCCACGAATACCGAAGAACTTGGAGGCCCCTGGCAGAGTCGTAAGACCAAGTGCTGCAGCACCGATACCAGCACCGGTGGCGACTTTGGCGACTGCGGAGCGTTTAGCGCGTGGCAGGTGGTCATCCAGGCTTTTTGCGAACTCCACGATCTCCTGAATCGCGGCCATTTCCTGATCTGAGTTTCTACGGGATCTGGCCTTCTTGGTTCCCATGGACACGAGGGCACCGATGATGCCGGTAGTAACGGCTCCGGTAGCGCCGTAGAGAGCGGCACGTTTCCCCAAGCCTGCCCGGAACGGGCTACGCCAGGCACCTTCCTCGATACGATGAACAACGGGATCAATCGCAATCGAGCCAACTGCGCCCTCAAGGCCGCCCGTGATGATGTCGTGGACGTGGCTGGGATCTTTGCGAACGGCGGTTGAGCCTGAGGATTGGTCGAATTCGATCATCTCAGTTATCGCCAACTGTCAACCAAGGCCAGGACGCGGAACGGGCCAACCCTTGGGCTGACGTGGATGAAGCGCCAATGGATTTGGCGCAAGCGTAGTTCGAGTTCTGGAAGCCAATGCTCGTGGATGACGGCGACGATGCGGCCGTCTTCGCGGAGTTCGATTTTTTGTGGCACAGAAAATTCCTCAGCAATGGCGAGGGCGGCCGTCAGCCGATTGAATTTTTGCTCGCTCATTTTTTCTTTATTCATTTTTGCATCACGCTGCAAATCTTCGAACCCTTCGGTAACCCCCACCCCAACGCGCGTGTTCCACCTGACCCACCCCTAAATACCCCCTCCCCCCCTTTGGGGGGGGGTATTCAGGGTAGGGGTGGTCAGAGGGGTGAACGTAGGGGTGGATTTAGGTAGGGGTAGGGTAGGGGTTAGCTTTTCAACGGTTTGGTCCTGATCTGGAAGCCAGAATTTGGCTGGCAATCCGTTCTTTTCCGGTTCCTGTTTAACAAGGATTTCTTCTTCCACTAATTGCTTCAAAACCTGTCGAGCGGTGCCATTGTCTTCTTTGAAGAAACGCTGAATGGTCGTTACGAGTTGGGCGGTTGAGCAGCCTGGGTTCTCGTCGACGAACTTCAGAATCTCGTTCCGCTTCGATTCGGTAACTTCCACGGTCTTCTTTGGTCGGCCGCCGCCTTTGCTCGGCACAGGTGCTTCGGCCAGTGCTGTTGGGTCGAGATCTCTGTCGATCTTGAAAAGGGGCGTCTCCCAGCGCACCACGAAGTCAGGCATGGGCGCGTGGTTCCTGAGGTTGCATTCCACGCTGAGGGCGTCGGTGGCGGAATGCTCGGTCATGGTGATGATCGAGTCGGGGTCGCGGGCGAATACACCGGAGCCGCTAATCCTGTCCATTGACTTCTTGAGGCTTTGGTTACCTTTGGAAAAATGGCTCCCAAACGCGCACAACGCGCCACTCTTTACGGCGAGCCGCTCGATTTCGTTGAGAAGAATACTCGAATCGCTGGTGCCGTTCTCATCGCCACCGGGCATGAGCTTGTAGGTGGGGTCGAGGAGTATGAGGGAAAAGTTAATCCCCTCGATTGCCTGTTCGAGCTTCGGTCGCAGCAGCGTCAAACTAGCCGAGAAGCCCCGGAGATTGATCATCTTGAATCGCCCACGTTCTTTGAGGTCGATTCCCTTGGCTTTTAATATCATGTCTACGCGCTTGACCATGAAGTATTTAGGCAGCTCCATGTTGAGATAAAGGACGTTCCCCTGATTGCACTGAAGGAAGTCGAACCACTTGCCACCCGACATGACTGAGGCCGCGAGATCGGCCAGGGCCCACGTTTTGCGAGCCTTGGACGCGCCGCCGAAGACGAGCTTGCAGCCGACGTGCGCAACGCCCTGGATGACTTCCTGGGGCTCGATCAACTTGCCTGCCCGGTAATCCTCCAGCAGATCGAACATGTCCTCAATAGCCGGGAGCCCGTCTTCCTCGACGACCATGGCACGTTCCCATTCCTCGTAGGTGGGAAGACCGGTGGCGAGCGAGAGGAGTAATTGTGCTCCCTTGCTGTCCGACCTGGTAACTCCAGGGAATCTGGAGAGTCTGGTAACGTCGTTGTTTTTGGGGTCGACATCGTATTTCTTGAAATGATGGAGGATCGCATTCATCCGGGCCTTAAACAGCGGCTCGTCGCGGCCTGCGTCGATCTTGACAATGGCATGGATGGAGTTGCGGCCGGAGTCGATCAAGGCGCAGATGGGCAGGTTGGATTTAACGAGAACCTGATACTGCTGTTCCCTCGGGATATGATCGAACTCGATCAGGCCATAGCGGAACTCCTGGACTTCCTCTTTTGTCCGGCCCTTGGCGGTCTTGCTCAAGGGGTTGATGTTGAAGTAGAGACCCTTGTCGATGTCGAATCCCTCGATGCCCTTGAGTGTGCCGCCCGTCTTCTCCCTGAGGACCTTGAGAAGCGCGTCGCGGTTCCAGATGTTGTTGGTGTCGTAGCGGTCGGGTTTCTCCTTGGCGTCCACGGCAGCGTCGTAGGTGGCTCCCATGAAGAAGACATACTCTCCCGGCTTGTAGAGGGCTTCGAGGAGGGGGATAACCGGGTTCGCGATTGGCGCGGGGAGCTTGAACTCGGGGTCGAGTTCGTATTCGACCGGCGCGATCTCTTTCTTGGCTGGTGATGGTGCCGAGGGTCGCCATGTGCCCATTGGGCCACCCGGAATGGTCATTGTTCCACGTGGAACATCTCGCGGGTCGCGGGTGTAAGCCGAGTGGATAGTGGCACGTGCTTCGTTCTCCGGCAGGCCGTCACGCTCGGTGGCGAGCGCGAGAAGGCGCGACATGGTTTCAGTCTCTGTCCAGCGCACATCGCGTGCCTGGCAGGAGGCGGCGAGAAGGGCGTCGTTGCGAGTGCCGGACGGCTGTGGAAACTCAATGTAATCCTGAAGCGGCTTGGGCAGCTTGACTATTTTGAATGGTTCTTCTGGCGGTCTTAAGGTGGGCATAACTCGGAAATAAGTGGGTCGGTTTCGATTGCCTGCAGACTCACGAAGCAACCTGGCGGATCGTCTGCTTCGGGTATGTAAATTTTGCGTGTGCGCTTATCGGCGATCTGGGAATCGTCGTGCCAAATTTTAACGACCGTGATCGCGTCGAGGATAGCTTTCTCGAAGTTATCCATGTCCGGCTTGATTGCATGCCACTGCGGGGCGTCTGGGCGCAGCACGCGCCTTTTAAAGTGGGTCTGAGGTCGCGGGAGCAGGAAGGTCAGCGACAGCCTGACGGGGCCAAGAATCGGCGCGCGCGGCGCGTGTGGGCGGGCAATGATCTGGATACGAGCTTTCCAGTCGTCCGCGTTATGCGGGTTGTAGATTTGGGCCCAGGCAGCTTTTCCTCGCCTGATGACGCGCGTGCGCGGTCGTCCCTGAGCCTTAGGAATGCCCGGGACAAAGAACTCTATGACATCGCTCACAGCTTGATATGCCCTCGGCAGTTTGGTGAACCGCACCGGCAATCAAATTCGAGAAAGTAGCAGGGAAACGGGATCTGGTTGTAGTCGATGGTCAGCTCGGTCATTGGCGCAAGATCATGCCTGGCCGTGACCCAATGGAGATACATTGACTTTCGTAATTTGCAGGTAGGCTCGCAGGAATGGTTGATCAGCGCGAACAGAGCGACTTGGTGCGTCCCGAAAATGGACTCGCCCTCTTCAACTGGCATCTTCAGAAACAGGCCCTTGCCTTTCCCTTCGGTGACGAGCGTCCAAAACAGATCAATCATAAGCTTTGAGGCAGGAACTCGGTGAAGGGGTCGGGTGGTTCCGGGGGCCTGACAGCGGGCCTGATGCGAATTTCTTCGCCTGTCAGGAGGGTTGGGAGAAGCTGGAAAACGGCGTTAGCCGCGCCGATAGTGTCCCCGGCCTCGGCGTGAATCACGTAGACGACTCGTCCTTCGATGAATTCCCGGGTCCAGTTGGTCATCGGCGGCGTTGTTACTCGTCCTCATCAAAGCTGTCGTCAACGTCAAACTCTTCCTCGTCCGGCTGTGGCTGTGGCTCGTCTTTCCACTCTTCGCCCTGGTGAACGGCTTCTGTCGAGCGCGTAAGCGGCGCGGAGGGCGGAATCATCTGGGCCCATGCCCAGACCTGATTGGAGACCATGGGCAGCCGGTAAGGGTAGATCTTGAAGCACTCTTTCTCGGAGTCCCAAGTGCCCATGTGAACCTCTTTGACGTAACGGCGGGCCAGGCCAGCGCCGACGATGCGACCCACGACAATCCAGACGAACTTCCCCGGCTCAGGCAGACCCTGGGCGCAAGGAACCCAGTCGGCGACCGGGATCATATTTGGTGTCATATTCATGGTCAATATGTCAACGCCAGCACGTTCATATCGGGCATCGCGCCGCGCTCGTAAGCCTGTTCGATCATGGGGACAGCGAGTTCCTCCATCGTCTTTCCGTTGGGCATGACAACCTGGGCCATGAACGCGGAGTCGAACGACTCGATGCCGCTCTCGATGGAGTAGAGTTTGGCCTTGATCGAAAGGAAGAGGGCGCGCCACTTCTCCCGGCACGCCTGCTCCCAGAGCCGGTAAGCCTGCTCGTCGGTGTTGTTGACCATGTAATTGTATTTCTTTCGCTTCATGAAACGCGGATCATCGCGCTTGGGGAGCGGGAGCCGGAATCTAATGATGCGCTCTTTGAGTTTGAACTGGAGCTGGGCCTGGCCGTTGGCGAAAGCGGAAGCGAAGGCATCAGCGCCAGCGCGAGTAACGAGGCCCTCGATCTCGCCCTTGGTCTTCTCGACCGAGACGGATGTGCCGGATGCGTAAGAATTCATTATTGAAAAACCCTTTCTGGTTGATGCGTCAGATGCCAGCCATGGCACCGGAAGCAGTAGTAACTGCGAAGTTGTTTCGGCCGGTTCTTCCGTCGACGTTCGATGACTTTGATCGCGGTGGTCACGGCCTTCTTATCGGGGTAGGAGCGTTTGGCGCAGATCATCGTTTTCTGAACCTCTTGTCCAGAAACGCGGCTGCCTCCTTCTCGCTGGCAGTATGCGGACTGGGATGCCTGAACTTAGTTAACCAAAAGACCTGCTTCGCCGTGGCCAACTTCATCTTCGACCTATCGAACATTGTGACCATGATCTTTGCGGCGTGACCTCGGGATTTGATGGATTCCGGTTTGAGGCCGAACTTCGATAGCAGTTCGAGTTGGCGTTCAGTCGGCTTCTCCCCTTCCCACGGCATGACAGGTTCGTAATCCGCGAGCGCCACGCTGCCGATGTCGAGCGAGTATTCTAGGGCGTCGACCAGCTTCGACTTCCTTGATGCCTTGGCTGCCAACTCGCGACGGAGCGATTCTTCGCGTTCGTGGAGGGCCGCGTCGTGATTCTCTGCAAGATCGAACGTAGCTACGAGACCCTTCTCGGCTTCGCCCGTCATGGGCTCAGTCATCAACCTGGCTATTTCGTCGGAGGCGGCGACGAGATGGGCGGGCCGTATGAGACTGTGCTTTTCGTGGAGCCAAAGGAAATCGAGAAGCAGAAGGTGATCTTTACCCGGAAAAGTCCGAGTCCCACGTCCCACCATCTGAGCGTATAATGGTTGGGAGGCGGTCGGTCGAAGTGGTATGACGCATTCAATGGATGGCTCGTCGTAGCCTTCCGTGAGCAGCATGGCGTTACACAAATGAGTGATTTTCCCATCTTTGAAGTCCCTCAGTTTCTTGGCTCTATCAGGGTCGTCGCCGTCAACGTGCTCGGCGGCCAGGCCCAGTTTCTGCAGCACGCTGCAAAGCTTCCTGGAGGTTTGACGAAGGGGAACGAAAATGAGACTTTTGCGGTCATCCGCGAATTCGCGGATAGCCTCGCCGATCAGCTCCAGCATCGGTTCGAGGAGTGCGCCACTGTCGGCCTCGCTGAAGTCGCCAGCTTTCTTGGAGATCGGGGTCAGGTCGATCTTGAGCGGCACCGTCCTGACCTTGATCGGCGAAAGAAAGCCAGCTTTCACCAGGTCAAGAAGGCTGATCTCGTAGGCGAGGTTCTCAAAGAACTTGCCGAGGTTTTTCTTATCACCACGATGGGGCGTAGCGGTGACACCAAGTATCTTGGCGCTCGGGAAATGATCGAGGACGGTCTGCCAGCTTTTCGAGAGCGCGTGGTGCGCTTCGTCTACCACTATGAACTTGAAGTGGTCGGGGTTCCACCTGGCAAGCCGTTCGAGATTGCTGAGCGACTGCACGGACCCGACCACTATGGGCGGTTTCTCGACATGGCAGCTACGATGGGCCTTCTCGATTCCGGGGACCTTACCTAAGGCGTCCTTCACCTTATCGCTCGCCTGTTGCACCAGCTCATCCCGGTGCGCGAGGATGAGCGCAGGTTGTAATGCTGGGTGGGCCACCATCTTTGTGAAGATGATGGTCTTGCCAGCGCCAGTGGGGAGCACCGCTAACTGCTTGCGGTGCTCCCTGAACCCGCGCCAGACCGCATTAGCGGCGTCCCGTTGGTATGGTCGAAGTTCAGCCACTCTTTGTTACCCGCTTGATAGACTGGAGAATCTCCCACAGTAGCGCGACCTCGGTTGTGGTCGGCTCCAAACCTACTGACCCATCACGAACAACAAACGGTAGGTTGTCGACGTAGGTTACTTCAAACGGCGGCTTGTTAGGCTTAGAACGGGATTTCGTCGTCATCGTCAGATTTCGGGAAGGTCGACTTCGGGGCTTCCTTGGTTTTCGTTTTTGTTGCTGAAGCAGAAGTGGCGACGGCCGGTGTCGGTTTAGTTGTTGGACCTGACACCGGCTTGTCGCCTTTCTTCGGCAACAGGTAAGCCTCCACTTCGTTCCGCAGCTTGCCGCTGGTGCTGGTGCCTTTTGAGAGCAGCGCCCAGCCGGTCGCACCGACCAGGTGCTCGTCGAGCCAATCCTGACGCTCTTCGTAATCCACGTTCTCGTCCTTGGCTGGTGCCTTGATTCCCTTGCTCGGGAAGAAAGCAGCGAACGCGGAGCTGACCTTCCAGAAGGCTTTGTCCACGAACACGAGGTTATCGAACACCACCGCGCCGCCAGGAATCGTCCTGAGCTGGAGCTTGATCATGGTGTTCCCGCTTCCGCGTGCAGTCTGCCATTCGGCAGTCTCCACCTTTACCTGGTATTCACCCGGTTCCTCGTAAGGCTTGCGCGGGGTATCGTCGTATTTGAATGATGGCATATTATTTTTCCGTTGGTTCGTCTTCGTTTTTGGTTGGAGCCAGGTGAACGGTCGGCGGTCGCCGCTTGATCACTTCACTTAGCCGTGTGTTAACTATCTTGCTGGCAGCAGATTTCTTTACTCCTTCATGCTGAGCAATCGCATCCTCCAGCTTACCGACCGGCAGGTTGCAAAGGGTTAGGAACAAATCGGCAGGCAACTCTGAGAGAGCGAACGCTTTGTTTACGTCCATGATCTCTCGGGCACCGGCCCGACTCTTGAGATAGAAGAAAGGAATCTCCATCCCGGCCAGCGCGGACTCTTTGGCGTAGGCCTCCACGCGCTCGGCCCATTCCTTGACGGTCTTAGCAGCCATCAGCGCAGCGGAGAGTGCTTCCGGGTCGCGAATCTCGTAGTGCTCAGCCTCGACTCCACTGACAAGGTGCACGACTGCTTCGCATGTCATGACCTTGCGGCACCAGCGACAGTAAGGGTTAGCCCGGGGTTTCTTGTCCGGGTCAAGCACGGCAGCCACGACTTTATTGATGCGCCGGGTTGCTTCTTCCCGGGTAACGTCGATCTGATGAACGTTCTTATGCCGGACAAAGAGAAGGTTGACCTTGGCTCGATCAGCCTCGATACGGTCCATCTGCATGAGGGCGTAGCAGGCAACCTGCAGCCAGTAGTTGTGGTAATCTCCGGTCTTCAGATCGAATAACTGTGGCCCATTTAATACGTCACCGGTCCCGAAGGTGATAACGTTGAAGTTATCATCCAGGAGGACGAGCTTCTGCTCGATCTCCAGCGGGAATTCCGACGACATGTTTACAAGCACGTGATCGACCGCCCACTCGATCTGCTCCTTCTCGGACGGGGTAAGCACAGTCTCAGGTGGGAGCGGGAAGCCGCGCAGCCGATGTTCGAATGCCAGATGTAACTCTACGCCTCGGTCACGATAAATGGTCGACGAAGTGTCCTCTGCCCGTTCGAAGCAGGGACACTGCTCCAACATCGGCAGAGACGACGGTGCAAAGGTGGAATGGTGGTCAGCCATGGTTAAACCCAGTGGCAGAAAATTATTATCAACTCGACGAGCTTCCAGACGCCGAGCGAGAGAAGCAGGCAGGTCAGACAAAGAATGAAGCAACCTTTCACGGGTTCCTCATCATCTGGATTTCTTGGCATATTTCTCGCGGTTGGCTTTGGTTCGGGCGCTTCGCTTTTTGGCAATATCGGCGGCGGCTCGTTGGGAGTCGGCAATGAATTGAAGTCTTCGTTCACGTTTGTTAGGCCGGTAGATTACCTCGACATCAACTTGCGGCGGATTCATTGTCGGGTAGCTCCGGTTGGTTGAAGGCTTTCACCTTCTCGATGAACTCTGGGACCTTTTTCATGATGCGCTTGCGCACCGTAGGCGTCAGATTGCGGAGGGTTTCACCCGGATCGAGAAACTTCAGATCAACGCAGAGATTGATAGCGTCCTGCTCGGAGACATCATTCTCCGCCAGGATGTCTTCAAGCGTCTTCTCGGGTTCCTCCTGTGGCTTCGGTTCTTCAACAGTTGCCCGCAGCGGCGTGCGGTCTACTGGCGGCTGGTTGCCAGCGTCAGTTTCTTCCTGCATGCCCATGATGATGCCGGGAGCAATCATGCGAACAGCCTTGGTGATCAGCCGGGCCCTGAGCATGTCAGCCGGGCGCACGGCCCAGTTGTTCTTGTTGGGACCACTGATCAGACCCTCGGTCTTCGCATCGTCGATGGTGTAGACGGCTTCCTCCAGCGTGTTATCGCCGATGGAGAAAGTAGCCTTGGCCTCTCTCGCATCATTGAGCGCCGAGAACCATTTCACTTTGCCACCGGCCTTCATGAAGTTGGCCAGGACCGCAACGGACTTCATCGAGAGCGAGCCGTTGATGATGTAATAATTCTGCATCAACTCGAACGGGTCCTTACCCTGAACGAGACAGGCGAGTGCGAGCACCTGTCCCTGCTCGCGCTTGGTGCAGCCGAACATGCCGCTGGACGCGAACATCTCGCCCATCTTGGTAATGGCGTCGAGCGGGTCTTGCATCCGTTGATAGATTGCTACTGCCTGGGGGTTACTCGGTGTTGTCGTTAGTTCCATTCTGCATTGCCCTTTCTAGTTTGGCTTTGAGCTTGGGATCTTTTCGCGCCAGTCGATCAAGCTCTTTCTCGACGGCACGCTGGACGAGACGGCTATACGTCACGTCCGAGTAAATAGTGTAGGTAAGAATCCCCCGCATTAGCGGCTTCTTGAACCGGACGGTGAGAGTCTCCGGCAGTGGCTCTGGAAGCTTGGGGAGCGCGAGTTTGGCCATGACCGACACCTTTTCAGAAACATCAAAGGCCGTCAAATCGGACCCAATGAACCAGTCGTTAGGTCGGTGTAGGATTTGTCTTACTTATAAGAATTGCACCATCGGTGCTGTAAGACAAATCACATGCCGTGCCAGAGGGAACTTTAATTTTATTTTCTTATCCACCGGTTACTGAGATGTTGTTCACCGCGCACTCCCGGCAGAAGTGGCAACCGAACTGATGGACCAGGGCTGGCTCACCACAGAGATCGCAGGCGTGTTTTGCAGCACGCTGCAACTTTTCCTGTTCCTGAGGCACTGGCTCAGGCGAAGGCGTCGATTCCTGCGGCATGGCGTCGTCGTAGCTCCGAGATCATTGAGGTCTCGCTTAAATCTTTGGCCCACGGAGGGCGCACTTCAAAGTGCGGTTCGTCCACGATGCTTTGCCAGTCGCCGCCCCAGGTCAGCCCCAGGCTTTTGCCGAGCACTCCAAGCTTCTTGTAGAGCGGTGATTCCCAGACCGGCTGCAGGGTGTCGTCCGGTTCGGCATCCATCGTGACATCGAAGGCGAGACCGAAGTTGTGGTTCGAATAACCAGCCGGAGCACGGGTCGTTCCATCGTGCTTGTCAAAGAGCGCCTGCTGCTCGGCATAACTCCTGGTGCCCGACGTGATCTCAACCTTGATGCCATTGGCGGCCGTGAGCTTCACGAACTGACGAGCGATTGGCTGGACCCGTGGATGCAACGTGGCGATGGCTTTCTCGCTTCGCGGATCAACCGGCGTCTCTCCAGACCCTGGTGGCGGTGTTACGATTGATGGCTGAGGGAGCTGACGACTGATGTTATCGAGATTGGAAAGCGCAAGCTTACTGTTGACTCCAAAGTCGCCATCATCTTTGACTTCAAGGATGCGCTGGATCTGGCGAATCTTATCCTTAGCTTCCGATGGGCTCATAGCTTTGAAGCGAGGTCCTGGGCCTGATGCTGGAGCACCCCATTAGCTTTGACTTCAACGGCACCCTGAGCGCCGAGGTAGATTGCGACAATACCCGCGAGCGATGGGACGGCGATTGTGAACATCGCAACCAAGTGCGCGCCCAAGTCCGTGCGGTAGAACATCAACACTGCCGACACAACGAACTGGAGAAAAATGGCAATGATTCCAACAAGAGCCATGAGAAACTTCTTCGACTCAGTGGGGTTAGTGCCGAGCTGGTCAGTGATGAACTCGAATACGTTCTTCTGCTGCTGCATCACTGAAGGGGTAGGTGCTGAGTCCATGGTTATAGAAATGGTAATTGAGCTTTGAAGTAGATCTTGGCCACCACGTATAATCCGATCAGCAAAACTAATCCGATAATGATGATGTTACGCCGCAGGACTGCTGCCTGCTCCTTGGCTACGCGGGTCTCGGCGTTCATCCACTTGTCGTGCTGATCGTCGCCGTATTGGTGCCAGGCGTCTCGCTCTTTGCCAACCTGGTCGATCTGCCCCTGGGCGCGGCCGAGTTCCTCGTGGGTGCGATCCGAATTGTCGCGAGCCTCTTTGGCTTTCTTCTCAGCGAACTCCAGCTCCTTTTCCTGCTCGTGGACTTTATCCTGGATCTGGTTGATTAGCTGTTCCCTGGTCAACTGAACCTGCTGCGCCATCGCCGCAGCTAACGCCATTAGCTCGATGACGATTACCGCAATAAGAAACCATTTCTTGTTCAGGATCATTTGTAATCGCGGAGAAGATTCAGCTTGTTGTCGATAACCGTGTTCAACCGACGGGCTCGGCCGATTGCATCCTTCGAGTCGACGATGTTCGAACGAACCGAACGATTGATCTCGGTAGCTTTAGTCAGCGAGGGGACTGGCGTATTTGTCTTTGGCTTGATCGGAGCGCAGCTCGACAAACAGACGAGAATGATGATCAGCCATGGGAGAACAAGAAACACGAACCAGTTAACGCGCCAGTTCATCTGGATGGACCATCCAACTTCTTATCTATGTGGTCAAGCTTTTCGTTGATGGAGGTCAGCTTCAGATTTACTTCGAGCCGGTTATCTTCCAGGGCGCGGATTTTATCTCCATGTTGTTTTCGCTGCTCGGCTCCATCAGAGATTTTGCTGTCGATTAAAGCGAGATGGGTTTTAGTGCTTGCTGCATCGAGAATCCGGTCTTCCAGTCCTCGATACAGCCACGCTCCGAGGGTCAGAGTGGCCGTGAGAGTTCCGACAATAACGCCAAACTTGGTGATCGCTTTCCCAGTCTTTGACCAACTAGAAAAAGCACCATCATTATCCCGGTGCCCGCTATCCGGTTGCCCAGGATCGTGCACCTCGCGCTGGTGTTTTCTGTTATCAGCTATGATATTTATGATCTCCCTATCTGGAGGCGTGTCACGCTCGGTAATCGCATAGAGCACCGATTCCATGATGCCTTCAGCGCTTGTCCCCTTCAAGATCAGGGGAATCCGGGCGGTGCGGCACGCTTCAATAACTGCCGGGTCCTGGATTCCGGAGATTGCGCGGACCGGCAGTTTGTTGGAGACTTTTTTAAGCCACTCAACCGTCTGGAGTGCATTGGAATCACCCAGGCCAAGGTCTGATACAATGCAGGAATACGGTTTGCCCTGAGACTCTGCAAACATGATGCAGCTCTCGGCTTCTCTGATAGTGTCGGCGCACTCGGCATGAAGCCCGCGCCGCTTCAGCATCTCCTTCAAGACCTGGCAGCTATCCGGATGATCTTCGATAACCAGAACTGATTTATTTTTGGTCGACATCAGATTTTCGAAAGATAACAGCCAGGCCTTTTTTAATTTGATTCAGGGCATTTAAATTGCCATTCAGAAAGCTCAGACGAGAAGAACTCTCCATCTCCATATCACGCAGGGCTTTCGTGGCCATCTCGATCTGTTCGTCCAAAACCTTTGGGTCCGAGTAGTCGATCTTGGGTTCTTCTTTTTTAGGCGTTGGTGTTGGTGTTGGCATGTTCAAATTTTTCCAATCGGTTGTTGAGTTCCTTTATCGCATTTACCATGGCTGCGATAATTGGTCTATCAGAGAATGTCAGGTCTTCACTGACGGCTTCGGGGATGCAGGTCCGAGTATGACGGGAGCCAAACCCAGTATAGTCGCCTTCAGGGTCCATACCTGATTCCTTTGTCCACTGATAGGTAATCGGATTGAGACCCAAGAGAGACTTAAGACCGCGAGTAAATGGTCGGATATTTCGTTTAAGTGCTTCATCCGATGATGCAGTAATGTTACCGCTGGAATCCGTTACAAGCGTGCCTGCGCCGTAAGCAGGAAACCGAATTGCTCCGGCACTCCCGATTAAAAAACGAATAGTTCCAGCAAAGGGGTCTGAACCAGTTGCGTTAGTGTCCGTTCCGGCACTGTTACTTTGCCATATGGCAAAATCTCCTTGCCCTAAACTGTTTTGAAGCAACCCCCAGTTGCGAGTCTGCCCATACATTCGGATAAATGATTGGTTTGAACCAAACATGAAAATACCATGACTTGTTCCCGTCCCTGATGAACTATTCCCAACATATAAATTCGCCACGCCGGGGTCAGTTGTGCCGCCGATGTTTAGTCCCAAGGCAAGCCGCATTCGCTCAGTGTTGCCGTTGGCAGCGAATTTAATAACGCCAGAGCCATCAGCAAGTAAGGTTAAATGCCCACCGGAGTAAAGATAGCCGTCGTTGGCCACTAAGACGCCATACGCAGACCTAGCCGAACCTCTTACTCCAAATTCTGCTATAGACCCGGTATTATTAACAGCATCAAAGGCCGCGAGACTGGATGAATTAGTTGAAGTAACACGAGAGATAACATTAGTGGCATTCGATGATGAAATATCACAGGGGTAACTATTACTACCAGCGATAATCAAACCTCCTGCACCGGGATCAGTTGTGCCGCCGATGTTGACGCCAGCACCAATGCGCATCACTTCACCGTTAGCTAGGCTAAAGAAGGTAAAGCTATTCGAAGTGCCGCCGATCACCCTTGAAGTGAGGCCGACATACCACTTAGTTGACCCAGATTTTTGAAAGCCGATATACGGACCTTCATTTGTAGCCGCCACTCCATTTAATAGTAGCTCGCCCGAGGCAGAGGTTGTGCCATCCCCTACCTGCAAAGTATTCTGAAACCAGCCCGTCCCATACACATCCAGCATGTGTGTGGGATAAGCATTTGACCCGATAACGAATCCTGAGCAGATAGCTCCGGACCCAAAAAAGTTAAGCGTGGTTTCGCCGGGATGAGTGGCTTCCGAATTACCGTAGGTGGTAAGAACTAAACCTCCAACAGGCCCTGCAGTTGCGGCTCTTGCTGAAAAGGTAGAACTAACTGAAGAGGAAGCAGCTCCGGTATCGGTTAAAGCTAGTCCGGAAACCGACAGGATATTGGTCTTTGTGCCGCTTCCACCATTTGCATTGAGGATTGGAACAACAAGCGAGTCGGCCGCCTGAAGCTGCTGCAGCTCCCCATTCTTGATGATGATGGGGGCGTAATTCGCCATGACCTGGGATTACAGCAGGACAGGCCGCTGAATATTGATTTCGAGTTCGGTCGTCGAAATAGCCTTACCAACGCGGGTTACAGTTTGCCCTGTGGCACTGGGGGCCGTAGTCGTTAGTAATCCGGACGTGGCTGCCGAAAGATAGTAGACTGCGCCAGCCGTAAGACCAGTTAGGCCGCTCAAAACACCAGCGGTTTGAATGTATCCCGCAGCACCGGCCGCGATGGCAGCCGTGGCGATCCCAAAAGCATCAGCAGTGGAGGCAGCATCCGCCTTGGCCTTCTTCACTGTATCGGCCGCGCTAATGTAAACGATGTCACCAAGGGCCAGGGCGGCGCTGGACTCGCCGTTGGTCAACGAAATCAAATCTACCTCTGCTATTGGACCGGCAAGCGTATCTCCAGCCTGGAGCTGTTGAAATTCGCCGTTAACGAGAACGATTGCTTTTCTTGTGGCCATATTAGTTAGAGACGGATCGGAGTTCGAACGCGGATAAAGATGGTCTGAGAGTTCTGGGCCACAGCGAGCATCTGACTAAAGCCAGAAGAAACTGGGATTGGTGAGAGTGCGGTGCCATTGAGGAAAAGTTTTTGATTCGCGGTCCAATTCCAAGAAAGATCCGTCACCTCCCCCTCGGTTATAACCGTGGCCACAGTGTCAACTGGAACGCTGACCAAGGTAATGCCCATGACCTTGTTGAAATGAAACGGGTTATTCGAATCAGCGATCTTGCCGTCCGAGGTCACGAACGAAAGCGCCGGGATCGCCTCATGCGCTACGATCTCCGTCGTATCGTAATCGGTTGTGCCACCGCCGCCGCCACCACCGGGAGGCCCGGGCGGCCCGGGTGGGCCTGGATCGCCTTTCTCGACAATAGTTACCGATTCCACCGGTGGCGCAGAGGGGACCTCTTCGGTGGCCGGATTCTCAACCGCAATCCCAATAATGGGATCGGAGATGTCGGTGACATCCTGGCTGGGGCCTTCGATCACCTCCGAGATGGGACCTTCGTCGATGGAGATTGTAAGATCGTCAGGCATGCGTAGTAACCTCCACGGCAGTAAGAATGCCTGCCAACACCCGGTTCTTGGTTCCAGTAGGGAAGGTGATAATTACGTCATAGTCGTATTCACCGCGACCCATCAGCAGCGTCTTGTTTTCCGGCAACTTGATGGTGAACTTACCGTCGGTATAAATCGGGATGTCGACATCAAAGCTGGTGATTAGCGGCCCCGTCCCAGTCGGCCTATAACGATATTCTTCTGGCAGCTTGGCCAGGCGGACCTGAGCCTCAATGGTAGCACCGGTAAGATCGACCGCGACGCCACCTGAAGTAACCGTGATCTGACGGGAGAACGGAATCCCACGTTCGACCGTGTAATTACGAACGATGGACGCCATGCCTATGACCAGGTGTCAATTTGCAGCGTGCTGCAAACTACAAGAGGTATGCTCGACCGTGAAACTCCAGGCGTGACAGTGACGTTTTGAGGCGAAGCTGAGTCAAGGGCGAGCCGCTTACAGCCGCAAAGCGCACGATACTTTCGCGGTTGTGCATCCCGGAAGCATCGACAAATATGCTTCGGACAAATGCGGTTGGCGAGAATCCAGTCGTGGAAGAATACATTGGGATCTCGATTAGGATGTGGTGAGCACCGTAGATCCCAGATTTGGCGACTACCGGAGCGCCATTCGCGTCGGTGTGGACTGCATCCTCGTTGGTGGCATACCAGTAATCACTGTCCGTGTAATTGGCGTTGAAGTAGAGCAGCAAATTGCCAAGCGTGTCGGTGTAATCGACATCGTAACCCCGGAAGAACCCTTCGATCCTGAGGTTCTTGCCGGTGCCAGGAATGCTGAGCAGATCAATGTGATCGACCGGATCATCGGCGGGAACGGTGCCGCCAGTTTCGTCCATGTTGGCAAGCATCGTTAGCGCACCGCCGCCGCCGCTGGGAGCGTCGATCCAGTGGGTATTGTAATTAGTGCCGTCGATCTTTGCGAGGATCTGGTCAGCAGTTCCACCGGTAGGCACTCCGGGTCCGGCTGCGCCATCCGCGCCGTCCGCGCCAGCAGGGCCCGCCATGGCTTGAATCCAGGTAGGCGTAACGGCGGTTAACCTCCAGTAGGTTTGATTGTCGGTCTGGTAGGCCAGCTTGCCGATGTCGGCCGCGAGGAAACCTGTAGCCCCGGTTCGTGCTGCCGCATTGGCATACGTCCAGTTCTCGATCTTGTGGTTCTTAACGGAGTTGGAATGGATCATATTATGAGACCGTCAAAGGTTCGCCGCCCTCTTCGTCAAACATAATCTCGGGCATACCAGGGTCGGAGTCGTCAACTAAATAGTCGACGGGTGCGGCCCCGGGCGGGATTGTGTCTCCGACGCGGATGACGTTGTTTTCAATCGTAACTGTAAGGGTCTGAGTGGTGTGTTGCGCTCCGTCATACCACTGGAGTTCGCCCATTAAGGTGATGCTCTTCTTGTCGTCAGATGGATCAGTGTTGACGAATAGCAGCGCGTCCAGTGCTTCCGTTAGAAGCGAGAAAAGGAAATTATAAGAGGTGCCGGTCCCTGTGCCGACCTGCTCCCAGTTGTCGTCTCCTGAAACTGGATCAGCGTCATATTGCCCCGACGGCTTCAGCTCAAAGATGCCAGTCGCCCCAGGGGCCAGCTCAACGATCTGCCCGGCACGACAGAATTGGATCGACAGCTCGACGAGACCGGCACGCTTCAGGGTAATCGCGTCGAGTCTCTGCGGCACCCCGGGAGAAGAGATTACCGTCTGAGAATCAATGTCGACGTAGAGCTTCATTCTGCTGATGAAATCATGTCAACGGATCGCGCAGTTGCTCTCCGGTTATGGTGTCATAAATTGGCAGCCCCTGGGAGTTTTGGTAGGGCCAAAATTCAGCCGCTGTCAGCGTGGCAGTGACGCTGGCGGTTCCGAAGCCGATGTCCCCGCGATACATTGGCACGATAATTGGATCGTCCTGAAGACCCTCGATGCTCAATTCGCCAGCCGCTATATTGCCCCCAGGGTAGTCAGTAAGAGGGTCTCCCGCCACCGGCTCCTGTGTGGACCGGCAAGTCTGAGCACCAAGAACAACCGAGAAAAACAACGGAGCGTGAACCATCTTCGTGTCTTCGTCATAGATCGCTCCAATAAATTCCGGATACGCCGGAAAGAACACGTCGGCATACCGTCCTTCGTCGGACAGAAGATTGAAATCGACATTACAAAACGGCAAGCCGCCACCCTCTGGAAACGGTTTTGCCAAAGAGAAATTCACAGGGCTATCCTCGTATTGCCTCATATAAAACCCAGCATTACGTAGCTGGTTGAAGAATAGGTCGCGCCACGGTCTCGGCACATCGGATGACTTAACTGGCGGCTCGGCAGGGGGCGGGTCCATATAAGGTCGCCTCAATACCAGAGGGTCCTTCAGATAAATTCTGTCGGATGACCGAATGATCTCCATTTCCGAAGCTGCCGCCATCGTCTGAAAGGTTTCGTCATCAACCTGTGGATCGCCCTCCACTGGTAATCGGACCATTGCAACTTCGGTGTCGAAGTCTCTGCTGCCCTCGTCGGTCGTTATTGTGCCTGTTAGCTGAAACTTCTTTACTCGCCAGCAAAGCTTGAAGTAGGTCGCAGGGCTAAGGACAAGCGGAAAGCTGAGACGATAATAATTCTCGAAAAACTCTTCCGTCCTAAAACCAGTCAGCGCAGCAAAAAGGATTTCTATTTTATCATCCCATTGTTGCCTGGGGCGAATAGGCAGATAGCTGTGATCAAGGCCGCCGCGATCACCGCAAAGGAGTTCGTTCACGGTGCGGCAAGAGGGAACGCGATGAATTTGGAATAAGTGTTAACCGCCAACACGGCTGGCAACCCATTCTTGCTTCCGTAAATAAAATCGAGCTGAATGTTGCTCCTGATCATGTTGAAGATGGCCGTCGTTGAAGGCGTGCCTGGCGGAGATTCCAAAGGTGGTGGAATCAAAAAGGTGTAACCGAGGAGAATATGAACCACCCCGTAGCCAGCAGGGGGCGGCACGTCAGGACTATCTGCAGCATCCGCCTCGGTTGGATCGGGTTCTTCGTCAGGTGGAAGAAAGGTAATTTGATCGACCGGGAACGTCTCGTTAGGCCGCTCATAGATGTCGAGCCTCGCGATAACATTGGTCTTTGCGTTGAACATCACTCGGAGGAACACATTGCAGTTCTCCACATTTGCAATGTCCAGCGACAAGAACCCTGGACTCGTTGGCGATCCCATCGTATCGGTGCCAACGTCGGGCCATTCGTTATTTACCTTACCGTCGGTAATCTGGACGGCGAACAGGCTCGGGTTATCCGGCCTGGGGACAATTTCAAGGTGGAAAGGAAACTCGGATGATCCTCCGAAGCCGCCGTCCTCGCCTTCACCAACCAACGTAACCCATCCGTCTCCGCTTCGCTTTCTGATTCTGGGTCCAGTTACGATATTGCCTCCGCGAAGAACGTGACGCAGGAGTTGGCTAATCGCGTTCATGCGTTTGGCGGTAGCCACATCGGAAACCAACATGCCTGGCTTAACCTCAGTTAAGGCAGCTAGGAGTTCGGGCGTGTTCATTTACCCGGGATACAGTTCTTCGTTCCAGCCGCGCTGACCTGGACCACGGAACTCAATAACATTCTGGAATACGATGCCGCGCTGAGTGCTCGACGCGTTGCTGATGAGGTATCCATCCTCCAGTTTGCCTACCCTGGAAATGTCGATGGGGGATGGAGCGATGGTTGTTATCTTTTTGATGACAACGGGCATAAGATAGCTGGTTACTCCAGCCCACTTGTTAGGTGGGTTGGACCAGAATTTATCAAAGACTCCAAGATCATCATTGGTTGTGATTTTGTTCGTGGTTGGATCAACGAACCTGGCACCGTTAAGCGGGGCGCTTGGCTTGCCAGCGAAAGACTCAAAATCCGGATGGGTCTGGATCGGTTCTTCGTTTACTCCGCTGCCCCATTCAATTACCGGGACGGGTGTCCCTTCGAATCCGGCATACTCAGCCGTAGTGCGGCAATGACCATACTCAACACTGACGGTTCGGCGTTCGAGATGGAGAAAGCCCCACAGCGGATGTGGGGTCAGCATGCTGGGGTAACTCATCGCATCGGCCGGGGAAGCCCAGATGGCCACCGCCGAGGACAAACCATAGATGTCGGTATGGAGTTGCCCGTAGCTCTCTACCCACAGTCCACTGAGACCGTATCTGACTGCTGTGGCTAGTTCGATCATTTTACTACAACCGGTTTCTTCATCTCTTCCAGATGAGCGTTGGTGATGATAAGAAGATCTCCAATCCGTTTTGTGGCAGCAAGCTGTGGGTCACCGGCTGCACCAGCATAAAATCCGCCGCCACCACCTACCCTGGTCAGGCTGTCACCCATGCTGCCAACTCCCTGCAGGTCGGCAGTCTTTTCGATAATGTCAGCCGCCGTGAGTTGCTGAGCTGTCCGAGTGGCGTTTTTGACGTTCTCCGGAGTCGCCTCGATACCTTGCATCAGCTCTTGAAGAGTCTGATTGAATTGATCAATGTCCTGCATCTTGATCAGCTCGCGACCGGCTGCAGCTCCCCTGATTCCTGGACCCGCGAACCCTGGAATCCCAAGGCCGCGCTCAGCGAGCGCAAGCTGACGTTCACGCAACGTGCGGGTGGCGGTGCCTTCTGGTCCAAAGCGTGCCTCGGCCGTGGCGGCGCGGGTTCTCTTCCGATCTTCCTGCTCCTGTGAAAGTTTCATGGCAGCGGCAAACTTGCCACCCATTTCAAGGGTCAGTTGGTCTAACCGGTTCGCGTCATTCGTGGCGTCTTCACGATCCTGGGCGGCCTTTTGGTAGGCAGCGGCGAGACCAAAGTTACCGGCTGCGGCAGCCATGGTTGCTTTGTCCTGGAGCTTGCGAACATACCGGCTGGTATCGTAATCTCGAATCTCTTTGTCGGCAGCGGCTTTGCGTTCTTTGGCAGTAGCCTCAAGCTGAGCTGCCTCCTCTTTCAGCGCATCGTCTTTTCTCGCCACAACGCGAGCAGCTTCCAGTCGGAGTTCTTTGGCCCTATGAGGATCGGTCTCATTTTCCGCCTGCTGCATTAACAAGTTATGCTCGGAAGAGCCTTGCTCGATCATCCTTTTTCGCTCAGCTTTTAACTGCTCCTCTTTGGCGGTTGGATTTTGGAATCCAGCGATTTGTCCCTGAAGCTGCTGCTGACGAGCGAGGTTAATCTCCATCCTGGCGCGCAACTCGCGTTGACGAGTCTCGCTCCTTTGAGATGGCATGTTCATCTCCTTACGAAGTTCTACCGCCTCCCTGCTGAGATTGAACAATTCGCCTTTCGCGCCAGCAGCTTTGCCTCGACGTTCTGCTCGTTCTTGATCAATGGCCTGCTGATTTGCGAGAAGCGCTGGTTCCTCTTTCCGGATAGCTTCGTGCTCGGCCATTCTTTTATGAAGCATTTCCAAACGAGTGTTGGCCATGATCTCTCGCTGAACCGCATTGGCCCTGTTCATGGCCGCCTGATACTGAATGTCGGCAATCTCGTTCTCCACGTCGATCTGCCGAAGACGATAGGAGAATTCCTTCTCGGTCATCCCCAGGTTTTTTACATTGATTTCCGAGATAGCCTTCACTGCTCTTTCTCGTTCATGAACAAGAGCGATAGCGGCCGACTCTTCATCCTCGGTAGAGGAAGAATCAGATTGAACTCTGGCACGCTCGGCTATCGCAGAATTGAGCAACTTGCGGGCTTCAGCCAACTTACGAGTCTTGTCATCAAGGGTTTTTACGCTTTCGATCTCTTTAGCTAAACCGGATCGTGTTGCCATCGCGTCTCGCGCATCTCTGGCGGCACTGGCGGCACGTTCTTGACGATCACGATAAGTCTCCCAGGCTTTTGCCAAAAGCATTGTGCTGGCAGTAACAAGCAGTCCCACTGGGGCGAGTCGGGCCAATAACGCGCCGACGCGAACCATGCCTGCCCCGGCAGCACTCAGAACATTACCCAGACCCATGAAACCCTTACTTAGTGCTTCGGTTCCTGCCAGCTTCGCTACTGTTCCACGAGTGACTGTTCCGCCAGCTGCTTGAGTAGCCAAGGCAACTTCAAGAATATCGTCAGCAGCACCAGCCAGGGCAGTTCCTCGTCCCCTAGCGGCAGCAGCAGGATTTAACACTGTCTTGAGTGCGCCACCCGCTGTTTTGATCAAGCCCTTTCCGGGTAACTCCCCGGCCATCAATGTTTTTAACGTGCTGTATCCAGCAATGGCTATGGGCAGCATGAACACCATGTCGGACAAGGTTTTTAGAGATGACTTGAACGCGTCTGTTCCCGCCATGTCGTAGAGCGCGTTCTTTAGATTGTTGGCGGGCCTTGTGACATACTCCAGGCTCTTGCCAAACTGCTCGGTAGCGCCGCTAATTGCGGTCCAGAGCTTGACCTGACCTTCCAGGTCACGAGCTTCCTGTTTCATCCAGGCTTTCCCGAAGCCCGCAGCGGCGGATTGCTTGAGCTTTTCAACTCGATCCTGGAGTTCCTCAATGGAGTCGCTGGTATCGGTCGAAGCGGCGGCGACGGCGGCGATGTCGTTCCTGAACGCCGACATGAGCTGGCTGGCAGATGCGCCCGATTTCTGTAGGTTGATCAGCGAGGCGGCCGTCGATTCGGTAATAACGCCCATCTCCCTGAGTGCCTGGACGGTGCCGGAGATGTCCTCGCCATTGCGGCTTTGCTGGCTGAACTTGCCGTAATAGAGAGCTAGTTCTTCCAGGCTATTGCCCGTGGCAGTTGCAACCCGGCCGAGCATTTGAAGGCTGCCGATACTGCCCTCGGCTCCATTAGTCAGAATGGAAAGGGTTTTCGAAGCGTTACCAGCCTCGCCCATGTTGAACTTCGAGTTCGCCACGAAAGCGTAAAGCTCTCCTACACGCTGTCGCGCAAGCTGCACGCTGCCCAAGAACTGCGTGAACTGAGCGGTGAGGACCTTTGTCTCACCCAGTCGCTGCAACGCAGCCTGAAGGATTCCTGACTCAGTAACGGCCTTCCGGATGCCGAACATCAGAGCGTAGGCTGCTGGGACAATAGACATGAACCCCGCAACACCAGCCCTGGCGAATGCGGCCCATTTAATCGACTCGATAACTGCCTTAGTCTTACTTGCACCGGTAGCCAATTCGCTGAGGCCAGCAAAGCCACCCCACTCCAGGCCTCCACCCTTGTTCAGGCCAGCGAGTGCCTGTTTGAGATCAGTAAGACCGGTGCCAACAAAAGCTGGGTTAGGCATCTGCGTTCTCCTTGTCGGCTTTCATTTTATCGAGGCGCTGCTTCAACACTAGATGTTCCGGTGTCAAGAAGTCGAGTTCTTGTCCCTGCTGATACCAGTGCCCGGCCGCATACCAGTAGGCCTGGCCAATGGGCATGTTCCAGATCTTTTCTTCGGGCCAGCCGGTCAGCATGACTACGGCACTGAAGATTCGCATTTCTTCTGGTGGCGGGTGGTTGACCTCCTTCTGATGATACTTCTTGGTGGGCGGCAAGAACTTAGGAGGAGAATAGTAGTCTCGCATGTAAGCGTCGAACGCGAGGCATTCGTCGATGTATTTGCGGCCAGCCAACCGCCACCGCAGCGACCACATATTGATCTTGGTGTCGACCGTATCCGGATAAGTCAACCGGCAAGCGCGGATCGCTTGTTCGAACTCAAGTGGTTTCGGAATCTCGTTCTTAAGGAACGGCGAGTCCAGAATCAGCATCTGGAACCTGTGCCAGAGACTGAATGGAAGGAGTGTTTTGCCTAGCACCCGATGGGTGCGATTTACCCACGCTTCAGCGAAACCGTCATCCAGCACATGCTGAGATTACGTGGTGATCAGCGCGAATGCTACACCAGAGATGTTGCACTTGCGGAAATCAACGTTCGAGTCGGCCTTCTCCCTCTTGTTGATGATGAAGAAGTGGCCGTCGTAGGTGAAATTTGGAACCGCGTCGAAGGCAGACTCGTCGATTAGGAAGCCACTCGCGGAGAATTCGTATTTGTCTTTGCCTCGCACGTAGGAGGCAGTCATGCCGCCAGAGTTCTTCGCCATCGCCTCGAACTCAGGAGTGCCGGTAACGGTGATTTGTTCGACCGCCATACCAGCGACGATTGTCGTATCGGCAGCGGCGATGCCGAACTGGTAGCTTAGGTCACCGAACTGATCGTAATTAGCGGAAGGCATACCCTATTTCGCGTGTCAACCGCCGCACCCCAGCTTGATCGTAATAACGTCCGAGAATGATTGCGATTCATCTTTGGTGACGCTCTCGCTGTAGAGTTCGACCCAGCCAAAGATCCGGATACCAATGTCGTCATCGGTGACGCGCTTGGGGATCTGAGCCAGCTTATCCTGCACCAGTTCCAGGAGCGTATCGTGCTGTTCCGAGGATGAAATGTCGATGGAGGTCACTACGGCAATTTTGACCTCGGCGTTGAACACGTGCGTATTAGGAACGATTTCCTGCATCCTGGTGACGGTGACGACGCCGTAGGGTGGCGCTGCGTCCGTGTCCGCATTGTTCTGAAAGAACTTGATCTCATTCATGTCCAGGTTCTTCCGGAAGAATTCTCCGGCCCTGGTCTTCATCGACGTGTTCGGGTCAGTAGCCATATTGCAGCGTGCTGCAAAGATTACGGCCTGAAGGGTGCGAGCTGCAGGTAAAGCACGCCTTCGAAGTCGCTGATCTTTTGGACGATTGAGGTTTTGCCATTCTGGAAAGTGATAGCGGAACCCTTCTTGCCACCGGCCGCGTGGAACTCTTCGTCGCCAACGAACACGGCTGATTCCACACCGGCGCTGATGCCACCGGATCGAGCATAAGAAGTGGCTGAGAGATCGTCAATGGCAACGCGGATCGTGTGGCCATTCAGCGTGGCAGGCTCGCTCATGATCATGAGCGACTTCAGGTTGGCTCGCTCCATGCCTTTGATGAACCTGGTCGGATCGGCCATACCTAAGATTTCAGTGTCAAGTAAACCAACAACAATAAAAAGTAAAACATGAACCAACAAAAAATCACACCGAAACTAGAGGAGATTGCAAGGAACGCGGCTGAAAAGCTGTGCGTCGAGAACCTTTTAGCGGACATTGAGTTTTACACTCCGAGCGAGTTCCAAGCTAAACAGGAAGCGCAGTATCAGGAAGTAATTCCCATCATCCTCTCAGCCCTCCAACAAGCCACCGAGGAGAAGGACAAGGTGTTGATGTTCATTCGTGAACAGGCTGATTGTTGGTCAACTACTGGTGACAATCAAAGTCTGCGTCAAGCAATGAAGCAGTTCGTGAACGCCATCGACCGAGTTTCAGGATTAAAAGAGGCGGATGTAACCACAGGCACCACTCAAGGCCAGAACGAGCTTACCGAAAAGAAAGCGTTCTACATCGCTCAGAACGGCATCATTCGTTTCCTGATTCCGTGGGCCCCGCATCTAGATAAGTCGTGGGTCGAGCACCTAATGGAAATCGGTCACATCGAGCAAGACCCTTGCGGCATGTTTGTTCCAAAGCGTCTTCTCCCCTCGCACGTAACGGATTCAGCTAACGCCAGTCCTCCCTCTTTCCAAGAGGGGCAACTTGGCGACCACACAGGAATGCGGAGCTAACGCCAAGGAGTAAAAACGAAAAGGCCGCTCCGTATGCGCCCGGAGCGGCCGTGTTCGCGCTTGCCCTATGAGAAATTAGACTTTAACTGCTCCTGAAGCGACAGGCTGAAAATTCAGCTCGGTCGTGCTATGAGCGACTCCCAAGGAAGTCACGTAATCACCTGCAGCCGCATCTGCGATGGGAGCGATACCGCCAGGGGTATCAGACGCCAGCATATACGACGTTCCAGCAACCAGGGTGGTGCCCAGCACCAGAAGCGGATCGCGCGTAACGTAGGTAATCGGCTGACCGGCTGACGCCCCGTGAAGAGCGATGCCGTCGACGACACGCAGCGCGGCTGCGCCGTTGGCGTCGGACAGTTTCAGCTTGTTCGAGTCGGCCGCATCTTTGTAGAGGACCTGGCCTGCCGTGATCGTAACTCCAGCTACCCCAGTTCCTTTGGTGGCACTGGGACTGGCGATTACGTTAGCTGGGACGATTACGAGTGTTGCCATAGTCAGTTACCAATTACGCCCATCCGGTCGTGAGCAGTTCGCCCGCCGTCGCGTCGATGATCTTCTCGGCTGAGTGCATACGCACCCGAACCATGTCACCACGCCGTGGCTCCGAACGGTAGGTCTCGGTCACGAACATCCCGGGGGCGTCTGCGCTCCACACGATTGTTCGGCCCGCGCCCATCGCGCTGAAGTCGCCACCGGCCACGTAGCCGATCCAGATTGTTTCGTTGCCCCAGACTGGAGTGAGGATTGGGGCCTGGCCCTTATCCGCACGGTCGTAGGTCGCCGCCGCGATGAAGACGTTCGGGATGCCCAGGGCATTGCCGATGTCTTGCGCGTTGACCAGGCGGTAACCGGTGCCCGCTCCGAGCGTTCCATACAGGAACGTCTGGAGTTTGATGGTCCGACGGATTCGGTTGAACACCGAGTCGGTCATGATCATCGTGTTCGGGACGATGCCGCGCCGGGTGAGGCGCTCTTTGGCTGCAAAAATGTCGGCCACCACGTCGATTGTTCCGACGTTCGCTTCTGTCAGCGGCGTCGTGAACGCAGTCGTGTTGAACGTCGAGGTGTTCATGATCGCCGCAGCGACCCGAATCTCGTAGTCCATCATGATCTGGCGCGTGATCAACTTCGTCGTCAGAACCTCCACGTCGAAGAAGCGCTCCAGGTCACGAGCGATCACGTCGTCGATACGTTCCTCAAGACCGCGATCCACGCAGTCGAAGGTATCCGTCTCGATCTTACGGTCGATCTCGTTGTAGGTGCCGGTCGGACCGCGCCGCGTGGACTCAGCCTTCATGAGCTGGCCTCCTGCGATGCGGATGCGTGGGTAGACACCCGCTTTCACGGGCGACTCGATCACCGGCATGATCTTGCTGGCGATAAAGTAGTTGTCTACTCCAGCCGCTTCTTCTGCGAATACGCTGAGGTCCTGGCGGATTACTGCTGCGGAGTTGGAATACATAGTGTGTGGTTCTGGTTAGTTGAAATTAGGTTCCGGCGTTGCTGCCCACGTAGATGATCCGAATGATCGAACCGTCTCCGGTAGCACCGCTGAGGGCCACGGCTACGTCGCCGCCGACTCCGGCAGCACCTGCCACGATTTTGCCACCGGCCGCGCCGGTTACCGCATCGCCGTTGTTGATTGCGGCAGAAGCGATTGCATAGTGCATTCCTGACGCGAATTTGATCGCGATGTCAGCAGTGCCGCCAGCCACGGTGTCCTGAAGGACGTGACCGAGGCAATCCTTGTCAGAAGCTCCGGCAGCCACCACCAGACCAGCAGCCAGCCGGACGCGCTGATGCGCGACCAACGCTGAAGCACCGACTGGGAGAGAAATTACGTTATTGTGGTTCATATGTTTGGGTCTGGTTTTTACAGAGTGGTGACGACTCCCTGGCTCTCAAGCCATTTGGTGTGCGCTGCAGGATCTTCTTTCCGAGCCAGCATGACTGCCTCGCTTTTGGTCTTGCCAGCATCCACGTGTTTCTTCACGCGGGTTTGGAAATCGGCTTCGTTGCCGGTATCGAGCAGAATCTCGCTCTTGTGGTTTTTGACCGGCATGGTGCCAGTCTTCAGAGCTTCGAGCAAAACAGTGTTGTCCTGTTCGAGCTGGGCCGCATACTCAACCACGGCCTCGGTCTTGTCCTTGATGACCTTCAGTGCTTGTTCGAACTGGACTTCACGCTCTGCGTTTTCCTTGTCAGCGATTTTACGTTCCAGATTGATAACCGCATCACGCAGCGCGGACATCTCAGCGGCGACAGGCTCAGGCTGAGCATTGGGGTCACCCTGGCGAGCGGCGGCACGCTGCATGGAGCTGCCCTCAGGCCCTCCACCGCGAGTTCCGCCTTCGTTTGTGTCACCACCGGCACCTGGCTTGTGAGCACTGGCGTTGGCGGGATCGCCAGCACCGGGCACTGGATCTTCAGCGCCTTCCGGATCACCAGCGGCGGCTTCCAGTTCGTCCTGGATGGCCTTTTGAAATTGTTCAGTCGCCTCGATACGCGGCATGACTTGTTCCTGGAGGAAAGCCATGATTTGCGCGTTCGTGATTTCCGGCTCGTTAGCCGGTCCGGCCGGATCATTTGGTTTGCTCATGTTATCTATTTTTTCGGTGTCAACCACGGCAGCTCCTTTTGCTTCAAACATGCCGGTCGGATTGGCCGCTGGTTCAGGCACCAGATCGGCGGAAAGAATCTCTCGGCAACGAGCGAGTTTCTGACCAGACCGGTTCTTTTCTTCTTTGCCAACGAAGGCAACAGAGAGCCCGATGGCGTTCGGAAGCGACTCGATTTGTTCGAAGGTTTGTTCGAAATCTTTGTGACTTTTCAGCATCTTCAGATCTGCCAGAAGTTTTGGACCGTCGACCCGGAAGTTCTCCAGGTAACCGAAGACAGATTCCACACCGCTGCGGTGGTTGAGCTTGGTCTTCAGTCGACCGTCTGGGCAGGATTCAGCCGCCTCCTTGATCTCCATAAGCGTCTGGGAATCGACGATCAGATCGTGCCCCTTCGCTTTGCCTTCGGTGATAACTGATACACCGTAGATTTTGCCCGAGTCCTTGTCGAATCGACCGAGGATGTCGGAGAAATAGGTAACCTTAACTTCGTTCACACCGAAGCAAGGGTGTCAACCGAGCTGCGACTTGCGAATGGGAACCATGCCTGCTGAATATTTGAACGAACGTTCGTGGGCGGGTAGATCAGCCATTGAATTAGCTGCAGTCAATTTTTTCCTGGGAGTCAGATTCAATTTGCCCAGCCTGGCTCGTTTGTTGGCGAGGAATTCTTCAATTCCGGAGAACACATCCCTGGTGAGAGCTGGCTCTCCACCAATGCCCAGCTCGATCATACGCGGAGTTAGCCGAACGAGTTCGAACGCGGGTTTGGTCAATGCGCGGCAGAGTCGAGTCGCCAGGCGCTGATCGGACATATAGTTCTTGGTGTTCTTCTTTTTTCCGCCGTGGCCTTTAACGCCGGTGCCTTCAACGGCTGCAATGCCTCGTTGACTGATTGAAATTACGTCGCCAAATGGCATCTCCGCCTTCTTGCCCGCCGCCCTAGCTGCGCGATTTTCAGCGCTCAACTTTGCGTGATCAGCATCAATGTTCGCCCTGGTAGTTCCTCGAACCCCAAGCATCGACTTATACAGCGAGTTGATCTCTTGAGCCTTGGCATCCAGGTCGCCAACTTTGTCGATTTCGTAGATCTTCTGTTTGTGCTGAAGATGCTGGTCGAGTTGTGCTCGGCGGTGTCGCTCTTCGATTATAAGCTTGGCTTTTTGCAGCGGACTCGTCTTCGGATCAGCATGGGCTTTCTCCAGGCGTAACCCAACACCGCCGAGAGTTGTCTTGGCGTCTTCGATATGACGATCAGCTTCATTGTGCAACTCGGTGATGGCTTTATCATGGGTGTATGCCGCACGCTGATGAATTGGACGATTGAACCGATCTACCGGAGTAAAGACCGGTTTAGGACCAGCCGGGTCGGTTTTAAGGATAGTCCGCAGCTTGCTCAACTCGCCATGAAGATGTTCGATAGTCTTCTCGTGCTTGTCTTTCAGTGCATCTCGCGCGGCCAAAGCTGGAGCATGAGCCTCAATGGTTGATTTCAGCCCGGCTACTTCCTCTGAGTGCCGTAGCTCTTGCGCATAAAGTTTGCGTTCTGCTTCAGCGCGAAGGGCCTTAACATTGGCATCATTGCGCTGGGTAAATGCCGACTCGACAGCCTCTCGTGTTCCCTTAGGCAGTTTAGAACTGGCCGCTTCCGTGGCAACCCCAGCCTCCTCTGCCGCCTTACCTATGATCTTGTTCCGGAAAGCTTTGTTCCCCAGCACGAGTGCTCCTACACCCACGGCTGCTCCCACGCCCGCGATGGCCAGCTTCTTGCCAGTCGAAATTCCCTTTGGCTGCTCGCGCTCGTTGTGCTGCCGAATCAGAGGCGCGTGATACGCATACTGGAGGTCGCGCGGCGATAGTGGCGGCATCCCGTTGTTGGACGTGAACTTACCGTTGGCACCACGACCTTCCTTTAGCGAAACATCGAACTCAATTCGCTTGAAGAGCGCCATTAGCTCCTTGGGCTTTCCTTTGCCTTGTTGGCGGCCGGTCTTTGGGTCAATGACTGGACGCCATTCGGTAGCATCAGAGCGGAGATGCTCAGGGCCGCGACGGTCCCGCACGCCTGCTTGCCTAAGGCCACGGGTTTCCAGTGCCTTTTGAACAGCCCGTGGATGAACGTATTCCGGATCTTGAGTTATCCGGTTCTTGGCCTCTTTCTTAATCCACTTTTGATCAAGCTCGCGCGCCGTCTCTGGCGGAAAGAAATGACCGCGCGTCGGCTTATCGCCATGTAACGGCTTGGCCCAGTAGACCCAATCTCTTTTGGTCGGGTCAGTCAGGGCCAGGGTGCCATGTTTCCTGGCCGCATCGACTGCGTATCGGCGAGCCTTGGTAATATTTTCGAAGTCGGCGTGCGTCGGCGCAATGCCTGGCTCCGGCAGCTTCGTGATCTCGCGGGCCGTCTTCATGTGATGAGCAGGGCCGTGTTCGGCCACTTCGGCAGCAATGTGCGGCACCAGCTCATCAATTTTTGCAGCGTGCTGCAAACGTTCGGCTGAAGTAATGGCAGCTTTTTTGGCTGCCTCTTCTCGGACGCCAGAAGCCTTAATTGCGTCAATCAAGTGCCCTCGACCACCTCCGGGCAAACGGTAACCTTTAATCCCACCATAAAGGACACCGCCGACCACGGCAGCAGCAGCTCCGCCAGCCAGCCAGGCCGTGCGGTGCGTCTTCTGCTCGGGATCTTTTCTGCCAGCTACGGAGGTGATGACCATTTACAGGGCCTTGGCTGCTTTTCTGACTCCGCCTTTCAGCAGGGCACGAAGGTTGCGAATCACGGGTGATTCCGCGATGTCGGTTCCTACGGCTTTAGCGCCCGTGCCGAGATTATTGAAAAATCCCTTTGGTGCCGAAGGACCTATTGGCCCAGGAATCGAATTCATGCCATAGCCGATGCCTGGTCCCATGACGGTTCCTGGTAAAGGAGCACCATTGACGCGAGCGCCGCGCTGGGCAACTGCATATCCACCGTATCCCAAACCTGCAGCTCCAGCTCCGGCCAGGCCAGTTTTCACGTAAGGAAAGCCATCATCATCGTCGTCGTCTCGTTTGGCGAACAGCACCATGTCCAGGCGTTGCTCCAGGACCGAAAATTCAGTTACGACACGTTTCTGCTGATTGGGTGTAAGGTTCATGTTAGTTGGATTTTCTAAATGGAATCGGATTGCCTCCTGGAAAGTCGAACGCTTCTTTGCGGAAAGTTTTCTTACGGTGCTTCAGTTCTCCAGTTTTAGGATCGGGTGTCAAGTGGGGCTCAACGGCTTCAGGATGTCCAGATGGAACGACGTCCCCGGTAGCAGTCTTGAAGGGTAGAACCTTCTTTGACCCTTCACCATACCTGGTCAATTTTGTAGCTATGCTCTTCGCTGCGGACTGTGATTTTTTCTCTTTTTGACTGGCCAAATCAGCAGCCATTTGGGCAGCGACATGCTGTGGGCCATGCTCCAGAACTGGTTCTGAAATAGAGCCGCCACCGACCGCTTTGCTGACGCCACTGCGGACTCCGTAAGCCGCCCGTTTGGCAATGTTTTTTATGCCAACAAGGGCGCTGCCTTCACCAGCTTTTGTTAAAACCTGATGCAGCTTTGCACCCCCAACCAGAGTAGCGGCCAGCCCAACGGCTGCAATCTGCCGTTGCACCCCCACGCGCTCCCAGACGTATTTCTTCCGACGTTCGCGTTGGTCAGGACCCACGGTAATACGGGCGGTATTCGGTGAGTTCTCGGTAATCTTAAACTTCCCGGCTCGGCCGCTTTCGGACCGGTTGCGCCTGGACACGTCGTAAAGGTCACCGGCCCAGCGAGCACCATATTCCGCATTACCAACGACCTGATGAACGATGCCGCGCTTGCGGCGGCCGGTTTCGCTAACCGATCCGTAAACGTCCCCCCAGCTCGTGGGATCTGTGTCTGCCCAGGATTTAGCGAACTCGACAGTCTTGAGGATAGCCGACATTTCCATTGGATCGACAATGCGCGACAAAACGGTGGCGACACGTTTGGCTGCCTTGCGCGGACCTTTGACGCGCTTCAAAATCCTGGCTGCGATTGGCCCGGAGATTGGAATGCCGCCAGAGGTCATCATGTTATTGTAAACGGCGTCAACCTAGCCAGTCTTCGAAGACTCGGGTCGGAACTGAATTACTGGAGCCTTTTTGCCTGCCATGGTTGCTTCCTGTGCCTGCTGCATCTGGGCCAACATCATCGAAGCATTCGGAAGGCCTTGGGTGAGCAGCTCGATGGGCACACCGGTCTCCGCTGCGATTCGCTGGTAATACTGAATCTCGCTGGCGAGAACGCGCGTCTGTTCTTCGAAGTCGAGGCCCATTTCTCCGTAGATGTCAGAACGAGTTTTGAGGCCCTGGGACAGCATGGCGAGGTCGGCTTGAGTCTGGTATCCCACGTCAGCGGTGATGTGCGCCGGGAACTGCCACATGCCCTGGCGATAGGTTTGAACTGGTGGGATCAGCTTGAATGCGATAGCCCGGGTGAGGACCGCGTTCTTGATCTTATCGAGCACCTGCTCGGTGAGGAGATTTTGGTGACGAGCGAAACAACGCTGAGTTTGGGCAGACTCCAGCCGGGCAGTCGCTCCACCGAGCGTGCTTGGGTCCCAAACAAAAGAAAACGGCAGGTTCAGTCCATTAGCCATTTCACGAACAAGAGTGGTAACGAATCCATTAAATGTCGCACTTGGCCGGTTCGAACCAGGGAAAGGCGTAACATTTTCTCCTGGAAGCAGTCGATGAAGTTTCCCAGCTTCTACGGACTCGACAGGTGTGCCCTTTGCCGTGAGGTCACCGGTCTTCCACTCAGTAAGGGATGGGTCCTGTTTGGTGATGATGCCGGTCTGGGCGCTGGCCCATTTAACCGCAAGCTTCTCCATTTGAAGAAGTTCGTAGAGGTCTCGCGCATGAGGTATAGCGGTGTCGAAAGCCGTGATGCCCCGGTATTGGTCACTCCGGAGAGGATCAAAATAGTGAACAAAGCTGTCAGGCGGAACCTCAGTGGGATCGGAGTATTGTCCATGAATGTTGCGGGTGAAGATTCGGTAATAGATAACCTGGCCTAGCTCGTTGACCTTGATCCCGCCGAAATAGTTTTGCTCAGATGTTCCCGCTTGATTCGGATTACCGATGCGGTCGGCTTCGACGGTTTGAAGTTTGAGGTCGGGACCTTGAGCCACGAGGATGAAACCGGAATCTCCATCGCGGCGCATCCCGACGTGCATGAGCTGGATGAGTTGCCGGAAGACGTGGCGGCCAGTGAGGTCGCAGTTTTTGCACCAGTAATTCCAGTATTCTTCGATGGCGCTATCGGCCTGGGGGTCCCCGGTGTTGGCTTGATACTGGATTTTGCCGCAGACATACATTGCCTCCTTCAGCAGTATGGATTTAATGAACGAATAATTTTGAACCAGGTCGCGGACCTCCCACATCATCTTTACGCGATCACGGTTGTTCTGGAGATTCTCGGATGCGGCATTCCACAGTCCGCTGCCTTTTGATTGGCGGGCTCGGCCGGGACTGGCCGCGTCATAACCGAACTCGTAAACCTTGCGTTCGTATTGTCGTCGAGCGGCCTCGCGCGGACTGGCGAGAGCGATTACCCGTTCGATTGCGGTGTGAACCGATCTTTCGAGTTTCGTAAGCATTAGATGTTAAGTCCCCGGCTAAAATCAACCACACTATCCTGGATGAGCCGAACGCCGCCACGCTCGCTGACTACCCGGAGAGCGGACGACAATCGGTTCTTCAAAGCATTAAGATCACGCTGGGCGGACTGGCTACCGAGCCCCTGGGCCGAGTAAGGATTGGCCAGCTCTTCTTTGAGGAATTGAATCTCGGCGGCCAGCTCCTCGGCACTATATGTGCGATAAATGATCAGCCAGTCATCCATATATTGTGGTCTTTATGAAAAAAATCGTTGACACACCGGAATCGCTCGTGAATAGCTTGCCCTCGCAGCGATGTCAACATCATAACGGATGCATTCGTCGTATCAGGGCGGTGACCCCGCCGACTATCCGCAGGCGAGTTGTGGGTTCGATTATGACTCCCTGGACGAATCGCCGTCGACAGAATCCTTCTCTTCGGAGCCGATGCAGGCATCAGTCGCATTGCTGAAGTTCATCGCGCTGGTAATCGACAGCACTGATTACCGGCTCAAAATTGATGTTGCCATAGCGGCTATCGGCATTCCATTATACCAAGGATGCTCTTACACCCAGTTTGCCGCCAAGCACGGGATCAGCAAACAGGCGTTCGACAAGCACGTTCTCAAGTTCCAGAAAGACTTTCAGCTCCCCATTACCAGGGCACAAAAATCGCCGCAAGCTCGGCTGAGCTATAAGAAGCACCAGCTAGAGCGGATCGAGCGAATCAGACAAAAAACAGCAGCAACAAAAGAAAGGGCAGAATTAGTATGGCAGAATTCACAAGGAAAGGCACCAAAGGTGCCGTAGGTCGGATCACCAAAGCGGACAGGTTGTCCAAGGACGCGCCCGCAGTCGACTTAAGTCTTCTCTCCTCAGAGGTTCCGGAAGGCATCGAAGCCCTTACGGAAGAAATCAAGCAGAGCCACAAAGCGGCGATTGGTCAGATGGGTAGAGCGGTAATCGCCGCTGCCCGCGCCGGACAGCTTCTCCTAGCAGCGAAAGTCCAGCTCCCGAAGGATAAAAACTTCACGGAATGGCTGGCGGAAACCTTCGAGTTCTCGCAGCGCACGGCCTACAATTACATGAAGGTCAGCGAGGCGATGGCAAAGCACGCATCGGAAATTGAGAAATGCGAGAGCATTCGCGATGTCCTAAAGCTGTGCGACGACAACGACCCAGCCAAGAAGAAGAAGAAGGACGAGAAACGGGAATCGTTCGTAACCTGGGCGGCCAAGATCGAGCGGTATTTCGCCGACGAATTCGAGCAATCACCGCTCGAAGATTGGTCTTCAGAGAGGAAAGAAACCTGTGCTCGGATGCTCTCAGGTGTGGCTAACATCCACTCCCGGCTGATCTCGTGAGTGGTCAGACTGATCTCAAAGTAAACGTCTTCGATCATCCATCCAAAGCGCCAATATTCCGGCCACCGGAATTCCTGGCGGCGAAGATCGACCATGCCAATGTCGTTCGACACGGCACCACGGAAGACCTCTCAACGGTTGACCTGGTGTTCGAGAACGAGGCTGGTCAGAAATACGTCGTTTTGATCACCGGCCGACTCATCCGAAGTCTAGCAAACATCGTTGGCGACGAAGGCTGATTGCAGCGTGCTGCAAATTCACAACGCAGCGAAAGTCTCCTCTTTAGCCATCGGTTCTACCGGGGCCCTCTCCAAGGGTTCCGGTAGACCGACGAGGCGGTTGATGATGGCCGCCGTGAGGATCATGCACTCGCAGTCGAATGCGTGGTTTTCCTTACGCTTCCTGGCGTATTTATAACGAATCTGTCCGCGCAGGTCGACGACTTCCTGTCGGTATTCGGCCGTCACTTCCAGGACGTAATCCTGGCCGACGTGCTTTGGGATCTCCCACTGGGAAGATTTCCCCTGCATCATCATCATGAGCGTGTCCTTGATCGACGGATTGCTCCAGTGAAACAACCGGATCGGCTGGGCGCGCCCCTCGTAACGGGTGCCAATGAACGGATCGACGGTGTTGACCGTCCAGACAGATTTAACGCCCTTCAGAGTAAAGTAAACGCGGTCGTCGCCCCAGAACGGCTTCCACGTGTAACCGGAGTCGATGACAGCTTTATAAACGTCCGGCGTCTTGTGGGCCGCATCCAGGATGACGTTATCTGGGTCGACGTGCAGCTCGGCGATCTTTCCCTTCAGATCATCGAAATTCTTCAGCGTGCCATAGTCAATGAGCCGCGAGCGGCCGCCATCAGCGAATGCGCGGACCACGTAACGCAGATAGTCCTTCTGAACGTCGACACCAATGAAGCGGGTCTTCTCATCGGCCCAGGCTTCGCCCATGCGGTAGTCGGCCTTGCGAGCTTCCAAGTATGCGGAATCATCGCCCCATTGCATACGATCTTCCCACGGTTCGCCCAGTGTTTCGTTCACGAAGGTCTTGAGCGGCTCCGGGTCCCCCCATGACAGAGCTTTGTTCGCATTGATGAATTCCTCCACGAGATCGCGCCAGCGAACCCAGGTTGGGATCAGCGCATTCCAGCAGTAGGACCTATAGTGTTTTGGAGCCAGCCGGTTGTGCGGCACCCACTTTCCGTTACGAGCGAAGTGTCGGCGGTCGACGGGGTTGTCCGTAATCTGGCATTTGTTCTTCTCGCATTCGAAGCGGATGGTCTTAGCCATCTCATCGAAGTCCCACAATCCGTTAGGCCTTGTGACCCCGTTTTCGTCCCACTTAATTTTTTCCCAGGTCATTACCTGATCATGACCGCACTTGGGGCACGAAATGTGCCAATGCCTCTGGTCGCCCTGGATGAAGTTCTGGTGCACCGCATCATGCTGATCTTTGGGCGTCGAGATGATGATGCGCTTGGCGTTGTAATAGGCGCGGGTTCGTTTGAGCACCATCGGCAGTGCGCCATCCGGCCAGTTGCGAACCTCGTCCATCAGTAGCCAGCGGCGCGGCTTAGACTGCAGCTTCGACTCGGAGTTGGAGCCGATAACTTCCAGCGTCATTCGGGGGAAGTGAATCTCCTGTGCCTTGGCTTTTCTGCGGTCGATGGAGCCGGTCAGATTCTTCGGCATCAGCTCGCGAACTTTGTCGCATGAGTTGAGAGTCGGCATGAGCCGCTCGATGCAGAACTTGAGGGCTTCGTCGTCGTTACTCGTGACCCACATGGTCGGGCCTGGATCTTCGCTGATGATCCAGTTCAGCATGACGAGCATGGTCTCAGTCTTGGCCGACTGAGCAGAGCACATGACCGAGATCGTTTTAACGACACCATCAGCGAAGGACTCCATGAGTTCCTTTACCCAGGGCGAGTTATCAGAGCGCCATTTGCCGGGGAACGGTGAGGTCGCGACGTAACAATAATCCTCGGCCCATTTCCACGGCGGCCGTCTATCTGCTGGAGTGCAAGCGTCACGAATAGCTTGCTCGATAATATCCATTGGCGTAAGACATAACGTATGCCCACAAAAGAAGCAACAAGCAAGCGCCTTCGTAAAGCGATGAAGGACGTGAAGATGTCGGACGCTGATTTGGCCAAGATGACGGAGAGCGAAGACGATGAGGAAAGTTTTGTTAGCACCCAGCAAGACCTGGCCGACGCGCTGGGGATCGCGCGTGAAACGGTGAATCGCTGGACACGTGAGAGCGGATGCCCGGGGCGAAGAAAGGGCCTCTACAACGTGCTCGCATGGAAAGCCTGGATGGACGAGACCGGCAAGGTTAGTTCGTTAGGCGGAAGCGAGCCGCCGTCTCCGATGAAGTCAGAGCTGGAGATTCGAAAACTTACTGCAGTATGCGAGCGCCTGGAGCTGGAGCAAAAGATTCGGCTCGGCCAATACCACACGAACGACGACTGCAAGCTGTGGGTCTCCAAGGCGATGACAGCGGTCCGCACAATCATGCTGTCGCTGCCGTCAAAGATGGCACCGGTTGTTGAGATGCGTCCCAAGGAAGAGATCGAGCTGCTCCTGCGTGAAGCAGTCGACGAAGCTTTAATCGCGATTCACGAGAAGGAGTGGCCGACCTCCAAAGTTTAGGTCGTTTTTTTCAGACCGGTTTTTGGGCCGGATCAAGGCAAAATTTTTTTTAATTTTGTCTTAGTATGCATAATACGAGTAGGCCAGGGGAAACCTTGGCCTTTTTTCGTTTTGCATAGGTAGCAGACGATGTTCTCGGACATCGCCAGTTCTTTGAAAATTTAATTAGGGATGGTCGTCACCATTGATGGTCATTCAGGATGTTAGCGAGTAGCAAGTGAACCCGGAGTAACTCGGATCACTTCGCTAGGCATAACCTTGTCCTATAAAGGTCTAACCGGCAGACGCCCGGAGACTCCACGGAGAGGCGCTTAGCGAGTAGACGCGCATCCTGAATTCATATGACTGTAGCTGACGATGGTTCCTAAAAAGTGTAATCTCTGAAGTGGAGTGTTCCGCTAAAATGGCACACAGACGAGATGAAGGCCAGACTAAACGGGTGATGTTACTGCATCGCCGGGCCCCCGCAGTATGCGGGATGGAGATAGGATAAGGTTTCCTGAGAGAAACTTCCTGGCTCCCATCGGAGTTCTGAACGCCAACAATATGCGACTGTTAACTATGGAGTGCAGAAGAGAACATCAGCCACGAGTGGTTCGTGGTCAGTGCAGGAGATTACATTCAAGAATCTTGCCGAATTACGGATTAGCTGTGTCGGGACGAGTAGCATCGTCACCCGGGAGGGCCGACCGCCAGCAACACCAAAGCCAGTCCAAACCTGGTATGGGTATGCCGTAATCAACCGGACTCGGAAGAGCAGTGAAGCGTGAGAAGCAAAAGCGCAGAGCACCGTGAGTGCCCACTGTAGTAGGCAAGATCAGCAATGTCGGGAGTTGAGTGACAGTCAACTACCCGACCGCTTGCTCCCAGCGCATCAGCAATGGTGTGTTGGGAGCAGGTGTCGTTATGCAATCATACGATTGCAGCACGCTGCAAAAAAAGCAGAAGTAGAAAGGCAGAAGTATGAAAGACAATGAAATCGGAAACATTATTTCCGAAATGCAATTCAGAGCAGCAATGCATTTCAGCAAGGTCACCTTGGCCTTGTTGTTCGCGACGGCCATATCACCAGATCATCCGAACTGTTATCCGGCCGACTGGGAAGATCACGATTCAGTTGGTCCCGATCTCGTGATCGGTGGCACGAACGACTGGTGGCTCAAAACGGATGAGGACACAGGAGATCTTTACATCCAGGCACGTCATCGCTCGGGTCCCTACGCCAAGAGCATCATCGAGAAGTTCAAAAACCTCGCGGAGATCTACACCAAGATCACGGGAGTCAAAGTCGAGGTGCACGGGTAATGAGAAACATAACCTACGAAGTCGAACTCAACATGTTCGCCCAGGGGGAGATCCGAAAGGTCGAAGTCCCTGTAACCTTGGTCAGCGACCTGACCGAAACAAACCTGTCGACCATTTATTACTATGGACAAAACGACATTCAGGCTCAGAAGCTTCCGTCAGTTAGCATGGGTGACGTGATCCGTTACAACGACAAGCGTTACCTGGTATTGGCAGTCGGATTTAGAGAGCTGAAAGACGGAGAAGTAACGGTAGGATTTATCCTACCGGTAAGTGGTTCTTGATCGGACACAGAGCATCGAAGTTCAATCCTTCGGTGTTCTAGTCCGGTTGGCATAAGCCAATTCGGTAACAACAACAACAAGTCGGCCCTTTAGAAAGGCCAATGCAGAAGTAATAGCTATGAAGAAGTATAGCAACATCCACCAATACGCAACGTGTGTCTCCACCGGTCCTCAGCATCTGAACCCAGATCCTGAGCCGTTTGGGACGCCAGTTGGTGAGCTTCTCACGGTTGGTGAGCAAGCCCAGAAAGAACATCCATACGAGCTGCCTGCAAAGGCGCTCCTGCTGTGGGCGTTCGCTACTGGTCTGACGGACCGGAGCATTCTGGAGAAAGTATAAAGCAGCAACAAAAAGAAAGATAATTGCTAAACAGTTGGCTGACGACTAACCCCTCGTTAGGCCAACCAGAAAGGAGGTGATTAAGAATGGCACAAGGAGTATCGAAAAGCAAAATGCGCCGACACTCGGCAGACAAAGGATATTACGCGAACTTCAAAGCGACATATCCAGTCAAGCTGCTTCGGCGAAAAGCGAACCGCGAAAAACGACTAATCGCAGTTTCAATTCATCCTGAAATCGGAAGTCCGTCTCAGCTACGGACTCGGGTCAAACTGGGCAAACTTACCCAGGAAGACCGGCGTAAAGCGATGAAAAAGAAAACAGAAGCCGTAATCGCATAGGTTGCAGACACCGGGGAGAGTCCATTTAGCTAAGGACTCTCCCCCAGTCTGCTGCCAACGTTACAGCAGATTACCTGGAAGCCAGTTTAGTGTGGGTGGGTCAGGTAAATAACAACAACAAATCCCATGCTTAGAAGAAGTAGGTATCAAATGGTAAAAACACGAAAAGCAGATGTATCCGATAAAGCTCTGGTAACAACGGAGCTGATCGGCAGGGAGTCGTCCGTCAAAGAAGGGACGGCGGTAGTCGAGCCTCAATTCGAGGTCCTACGGTTCGGGCAACGGTTTGTCCGGGCCAACAGCTACAAGGAGCTGCACAAGGCATTGCTCCAGGCTGAGGAGTTGGAGGAGCAGCCAGTGGAAATCTCCTTCGAGTTCGACTGCTATCCTCTGGATGGCATCGTGGCCGTGAACAGGGCCTTAGAAAAGGTGTATGGGTTCACCCACGCCAAGGAGAGAATGACGTTCTTCGGCCCTCGGCCGCCGCGTCGTCTCAACATCGCCGTCAGCCTGGAAGAAAGCGTCCAGGTTGTTTATGGCGAGATGGCTCCGCCCGCATGGGAAGGTGGAAGCCTTAGCCTGTTCGTGAAGGGTGCGAGTGCACCTCTCGCGTTGGGAGTGTCGGGCGTTGTGAAACGCAAATTCGAGCCTTCGATCAAGGAAGTCGTCGAAACCGCGAAGTGGTTCCTGAAGGAACACTCCATCTATCGCGGTCAGCCGGTTGAACTTGATCTGAGCTATGTCGGAACGGAGAACTTCGATCCGACGCAGTGTGCGCCGAAGTATATGGACGTGACCAAGGAGGTCATGCTCATTCTTCCGCGAGACATCGAGTTCGAGCTGCAGACGGAGGTCTGGGACGTTATGAAACGTCCGCAGGACTTCCGAATCAATGGAGTCGCCGTGAAGCGCGGCGTGCTGTTGAAGGGCAAGTTCGGAACCGGTAAATCGCTCACGTCGTATTACACGGCGCAGATCGCGAAGGAGCACGGGTGGACTTACTTCTACCTGAAAACTCCGGAGAAGTTCCTGTCGGCCTACAAGCTGGCGCAGCTCTACAGCCCATCGGTGCTGTTCGTTGAGGATTGCGACGCGATCTTCAGCGGGGAACGGACCAAAGAGATGAACTCCATCCTGGAGACGCTCGATGGTGTCGGTGCCAAAAACGCGGAAGTCATCACGGTCTTCACGACCAACTTCCCTGAGAAGATCAACGACGCATTCATGCGGTCCGGCCGTGTCGACATCGACATCGAGCTTACGCCGCCAGATGCGGAGGCGGCTGGTCGTTTCGTTCAACATGTCGCGGGGCAATTCATTGCGCCGGACGTGGACATTACGGCTATCGGGGAGGCGTTCAAGGACCTGGTGCCTGCGGACATCGTGAACGGCATCAATCGCGCAAAGATGCGTGCGATTGGCAAGTTCGGTGCAGAGATCGACGCGCGCGTCACCACAGAAATGTTGGTGATCGCTGGCGAGGTCATGCAGAAGAAGGCTCGCCCACGCGGCGATGGCACGACTCAGGCCGAGAAGGACCTGAGCCTGGTCAAGAAAGCACATCAAATATTGTCGCCTTCGCGGGTGGCAATCGAAGAAGTCATCGGCCCGAAGGTCGATGCAGTGGCAGGCGACGTTAAGAAGATCAAGAAGTCGCTCGGAGCCTAATTAGAAACAACGGAAGTCGGGCGGCCTCGGTCCTTGGTTGATTCGGGGCCGCCCTTTCCACAAAAATAGAAAGCAACAACAGTTATGCCAAGAGTAGAACGCAAATTCGATCCCGAATGGGATCTAGTTTACCTGCTGGACGCCAACCAGCACCGCTATGCGGTAGTCAAGAAGCCGGATGTCATTCCGGGTTACGTGCCGGAAGGCATGAAGGAAGAAGACGTAGACCCTGACACGATCTACGTCCAGGAAGGAATCATCGTGCACGCAGACGGGAGGTATTACTACTTCAAGCTGCGCAAACCGATGGACTACGACGCCTTCAAGGCGGGTCGCGCTCCGTTCGACGGACGCGGACGTTGGATGGACATAGATGATGATCCCCGGTTTTCGCCGGACTTCATCTTCACGGCTCGTATCAACAGTGGTGCGGGCACCGTTGGCCATCCGGCTCCCCGGTTCGTGCCGGACATCGACGATGGCGAGAACAACTGGATTGGGTTCGACGACGGGATGAGCCCACCGTTGCCGCAAATCATCCCGGACTACGTAACATCGGAAATGCTCGACGATCTGATCCTCGGGCACCTGATGCTGTCGGAGTATCTCCAGGAAGGCGTGGAGAACCCGAAGAACCCGAAGAAAGCGGCGTAATGGCACCACATCAAGAAAGGGTGGTGACCGAAAAAAAAGAGCTGGACGAAAAGCGTGACAAACTGACCGCGTTTCTTCGGGGCGAGGCATATCGCTCCGTAAAGGGGCCAGAGCAGTTACGCCTCGAACGGCAACTGGTAGCTATGACGTTATACTCAGACATTTTGGGTGAGCGAATAGCTGCCTTCACTGAAAAATAAAGACTTGACCCTGTAGGACAAGTCTGACAACCTCGCTGCAAGGAGTCCGACCCTCTTTGCAGCGTGCTGCAAAAACAACAACAATGCCAACCAGAGACGCAGCTTACCATAAACGTAAGAAGCTGAGGGAGGCCAGGAAGAAAGGGAAGAAGAAGTATATGGCGCTTAGCCCCACACAGCAAGCGGAAATCGAGGATCATGTTTACAAGATTCTCAGCGAAACAAGAATAAAGCTCGGCCGGGAAGACATCATCCCGCCGATTGAAAAAGAGCTGCACGAGATCATCTCCAAGATCGTCGAGCCGTTACCAGTAGAGAAGAAGAAAGCAATCAAAGCTGCTCTCTCGCCAGAAGCGAGTGATGAGAGCAGCGTAATGAAGTATCTTCGAAAGTATGTGCCTCCGGGTGCAGCGAAGAAGCCGGTCCTGTTCATTGGTGACCAGGGTTCGGGCAAAACGACGGCAGCGAAGGTGTTCGCCTACTCGCAGCCGTTCGATGAAGTCGTTCTCATGCAGGGCGATGAAGGCGTGGACGCTCAACAGATGAAAGGAGGGCCTAGACCATGGGCTCCATCGGGAGGCGCAACTACAGCAGTATGGCAGGATGGTGAACTGGCTCGCGCGTTTCGACTCGCGTCCCAGGGCAAGAGAGTCTGTCTTTACATCGACGAGTTGTATAGGATCAAAGTGCGCGAACGCAGTCCGCTTATTAGCGGTCTATCTCCATTCAGGATGCCAGACGGGATCGAGTATTACACGATTTCGACTGGCCGGATCATTAACGTAGAAGATGGTCTCGTAACCAATCAAGAGACGATCTTCGCGCCGCGTCACATGATCTCAATCATCGCATCAACAAACATCGGTGCGGGTTTCGACGTTCAAGCAGGTGACCCAGCGGAAGCTGGTAGATGGTTGCAGTATGATCTGCAGACCACGGAGGAATCGGTGAAGCGAATCATAGCTACCGTGCTCAAAGATCACGGGTTCAGCGTGTCGCTTACACCGAAGTTCGCGAAGCTACTCTCTGAAGGTAAAAAGCTGAAGGCAGATAACTTCCTGATGCTGGAGCCGGATGTTCGTATTCTTTGCGATGGAATCAAGATGGCCGAGAACGAGATGGACATTGGCAATACGTTGCTCGACTCAGCCCTGGTATGGGTAGGTAGAAATATCCAGGGCCACCGGAGTCCAGAGCAATTGGATCAGTTGCGTAAGCTGATCGCTCGCCACTTCCCGATTCGGCCTAACTAAGGAGAAGTATGCTAAACTATCGCGAAAAAACGAGGCTGGTTGATTACCACATCGAAAGTCGGTTCATGCGACTGACAACCGTTGACGGTTACGACCTAGCCTTTATGCCTGAGGGCTTCAAGCCAGAGGCATCGTGGCGCTACGACAATCGTATTAGCCGCCACAATATCGTCATTGCTTCCGACCTGGACAAGTGCGCCGAACGCACTCTCTGGTCGAGGGGCAAGATGGCATTCGTTCAACGTGTTTACGATCACGAAGGGGCCCACAGCCTCTTTACCAACCGGGCCAATGAACGGATGGCGACGCTCCAGAAAGACGCGAAAATCCCGTTCCACTTGTGGAACCTGATGGAAGACGCTCGGATCGAGGCCAAGTGGCGTCGAATGTTTCGTCGTCGGTTTGGGTGGCTCCGCTACCTGAAGCTGATCGACGAGATGAAGGGCGACCCAGCCCTTGAGGCCATAAAAGCGGAAGGCAAACCGCAACCAGCAGTAAGGCTGTTTCTCGACTGCACCCGCATGGAGAACAGCCCAAAGCTGATGGAGGATTGGGTGAAAAAAGATCCTGACCCAAAGATGCAATTCGAAGGCGCTGGCGACCCGAAGTATGGGCGTCGCAACCTGATAAGGTGGTATTATCGGCGAGCAATCCACGCGGCCGGGACCGAAGAGATCATTCCTATTGTCCAGAGCTGGATTAAAACCTTTCCCGAGACAGGCGGGGGCGGCGCGGAAGGATCTGGCGGTTTAGCGCCTGGAGAAGGGTTTGCCGGTCCACATGGAACCGACTTGCCAGATCCTCAGGACCCGGGCGACGGAGCCATGCCAGAGGGCGCAGAGGCCGCCGATGGCAGCGAGCACAAAGAAATCGAGGAAACAGTCGCCAGGACCAGCGGCGCTAGTCCGTCAGGTGGGCATCTCAAAAAGGACCCGCCTCGTCCGGACTTGAAGGTGCAAGATCACAAGGACAAGAAACTGGTGCTTCCACTTAACGAGTTCTTCGGCCACAAAATCAGAACCATCGACACGAAGAAGGCTGACGGCCTGATTCGGTTGTTCGAGAAGTTCCTGGAGGGCGGCGAGGGAGTTATAACCAGTCGGAACCCGACTAATAAGATCGACTTCAACAAGTTCATGCGCGGCGCGGACGACATCTATCTGCGCAAAGGCGATGATCCCTATGGAGTAAAAGAGATCAGCTTCGTTCTGGACTGCAGCGGTTCAATGAGCGGAGTTGCCGAACAAGGGTGCTACCTGGCCTACGTGCTCAACGAGTTGGTAAGAATGCGAAAGATCGAGTGCAAAAATATGATCCTGAGTGGAGGAAACTACGCCAAGGTCCCGATGCCATTCGATCCCAGGATTCTGAATCATCTCCACACCCCGGGAGGCTTCGAAGGCTTCGCTAACACCATGCGGAGTAATGAGGCCGAGCTGGTGAATAGCGATCTAACGATCTTCTTCACCGACGGCGAGATCACCGACGAGCACATCAGAAAGGAGGAGTGGCACCGGAAAGGTGTCTACACCATCGGTCTCTACGTCGGAGAACCTGGGGCAAGAAGCGACAAGCTGCACAAGTGGTTCGATAGCGTTCTTGTCAGGAACGAGATCGAGAACATAGCGGATTCCCTAATTCAGATCATTAAACGTCAGTAACAACAACATGATTAAGGTATTATCAACAACAGACTACAATAAGTTCACTTACATCAAGGGCAACCGACCCACGGCAAAACGGGTCGCCAAGATGATAAAAGCCATCAAGCGGAAGAACCAGCTCGCGGATTATCCGATCCTGGTGACACCGCATTTGGGTAAATTGGGAATCGCGGACGGACAATCGCGATTCGAAGCGGCTAAGGCACTTAGGACGCCGATATTCTACATTGAACGAGACAGCATCTCAATCGTTGACGTATCGGCAGCTAACAGTGTTCAAACCCCGTGGTCGCCACGGGACTACGTGCATTCCTTCGCCGAGCAGGGCAAGAAGGACTACGTGAAGCTGCGAGCGTTCATCCATGAGTTCCATCTCCCGGTAACGACGAGCGCGTCTCTCTTGGGAGGGAAACAAAGTGGCGGCGGAGTCGAATCTATTCGATACGGCACGTTCAGGGTGGTGAATGAACAGCACGCCTACAAGGTGGCGCACGTCATCGTTACCCTCAAAAAGCTGATTCCGTTTGCTACGGATCGGCCGTTGGCGGTAGCGATCATGCACTTGTTCCACATTAAGGACTTCGATCCTGAGCGCATGATAAAGAAAATCGAGGGCCAAAGCAGTCGGATGGTAAAGTGCGCCAGCATGATGCAATACGTGGAGTTGATCGAGGACCTCTACAACTACCGCGTCCGTCCCGAACAGTTGGTTAGCCTCAAAATCGAAGTCCAGAAACGGCTAAACCGGTTGCGAGGCAAAGATCACCTGAAGTTGGAAGAGTAATAAAAAGGCCGATGGGGAAGAAGCGAAACCCCACCGGCCAACACCTGCAACAACAACAACCACAGATAAAACATATGAATGAAAATAGTCAAGCGAAACCACCACCAGCAGCTATAGAAATCAAAGGTATCAAATGTGACGCGCCGGGATGTGACTACCATCAGGATGACGAGCCGGTTAACGAAGGTTTTCGGGAATGGCTAAACAGGCCGTGCCCGAAATGCGGAGCCAACTTGCTGACCCAAGCAGATCTTGATGCCACGGAGCGGATGCTAAAATACGTTAGTGCCGTGAACAAGGCTTTAAGTCCGATAACGGAACACGCAGGTCTGAAGCGATTCAAAATCGCGCTCGGCATGGATGGCTCGGGAAAAATAAACCCCGGACCAGCGCAACCAGAATAAATGGCCTACCCGGTATCGGAAAAGATGTGCTCCACCTGCCCATGGCGGGAAGGAAGTTCTGGAGCATTCCTACGAGCGGAGCTTGAAGAAGCTTCGTTCAAAACCTCTCGTATCTGTCATTCGACAGGCGAAATATTGGTGAAAATCGAAGGAGCAAAGCGAGTCTCGGATGAACCCCTTATCTGCCGGGGCTCGCGCAACTACCAGCTTCAAGTGCTTTGTGGGATCGGATTCCTGGACGCGCCTACAGACGAAGCTTGGGAGAAGAAGGCCAGGGGATTGAAAGGAAGCAACAAACAATGAAGTATCTAAAAATCGTGGTGGTAATCGCCGCGATCAACTATGTAATCGAAAGTCTAACAACAACAAGGAGAAGTAAATGAGTCAACACGACGACATTAAACAACAACAGTCAGATCATAAGTTCGACAGGAACCTGAAGATCGTTGCTGGAGTAATCAGCATCCTCGGCGTGGCTGCTACCACGGTGGTAACAATCATGGAAGCCGAAAAAGAAATCCGGAGGAAAAGGAAGCGTTCAAAACCCAAGACCAAAAGGGTAACGGGTCCGAAAGCTAAGTCAGTTAAGGCGTTGAAGGCCCCGGTGAAAAAGAAGCTGGCCCGTCATCGCCCGATCATCAATGAACGTGACCTTCTCAAGCTCGAAAAGCAAGCCGAGAAGGTGCTCGACGCAGCGCAGCAACTAAAGGAGGAAACTGATGAGCGAATGTCCGCATCACAAACTGAGAAGTGACCTGCCGGAGTTGACCGAGCGATTAAAAAATCTGCCGGTCGACGAACGCGGGTATCCCGTTCCTGCATTTGTGCAGTGGATGGAGGAAGTAGGCGGCAAAATGATGCCACGGCCGCCTGGAGAAGGGTTTCCGGACTTTCGCATCGTCGATCCCGTCCACATGAGAGCCTGTGTCTTCGGAAATCTCTGCTGGGTCTGCGGCCAACCGCTCGGAGTGCACCGAGCCTACGTTGTGGGCCCGATGTGCACAGTTAACCGCAACTCGGCCGAGCCACCGAGCCACGTCGACTGCGCGGAATGGTCGGTAAAGGGTTGCCCGTTCCTTTCGAAGCCGCAAATGAAGCGGCGCGAGGACGAAGTGACCAAAACGGCCGTTGAGAACGTCGCCGGGCTGATGCTGACGCATAATCCTGGGGTCACGGCGGTCTGGCAAACCACGGAGAAGCTCAAACCGTGGCACGACGGGAAAGGCGGCATGCTGTTCGACATCGGGAACCCTGAAAAGGTCTCCTGGTGGAAGGAAGGCCGAACAGCGACGGTCGATGAGGTCTCGGACGCCCTGAATAAGGGCATAGAACGGCTCCTGGAGCTGTGCCAGGACCCGGAGGACCGAAACATCGTCGCGCAACGCCGGGACGCCCTGGTGGCGACCCTGAAGGGGGTCAAATGAACCGGTATCAGGCAGCAGCGATCATCGTGTTCTTGATTCTGCTGGGCGGAATCATCATTCCGAGGGTCCGATACTGGTGGAAAGAGAGGAAACTCCGCAAGGAGTATGAGGCGAGGAAGAAGCAAAGAGTCAGCCGGTGGGCTGGAGACGGCTTCCTCGATTAACAGTGAATCAGTATAACCTGCCAAAGGAGGACTATCCGATCACGATTCGGATGCTCAGAGAAGACAACCGAAAGGTTGTGTGGGAAAGGGTGATTGAACTGCCTAACGAAGGGCCTATGCCGGTAGCAATACCCTGTATGGCCAAAGAGGAAGGTATTCCAATCATCGTTCAATTCGAGACTGCTCAAGGTAGTCTTACAGAAATGTCTCCCTCAGGACAATCAACAACAACACATAGGAGGTAAAAATGGGGTTATTTAGTATAACCAAAGATGTAGTATTAAAGCTTCTCGGCTTGTTAGATAACAAGGAGGGGCTTGTTCATGGCGCTGGCAGCAAGGAGAACAACACCTTCTGCGTCCAGCAAGCAGTAAGTCTGGCGACGGGATTGCCGGGCAAAGACGATCAGCCGAAACATTGCGTGATGCCCTGGCTTATTAACCTGGGCATTCACTTGAATGACTCTCTTGGTTGGGACAGCGACCAATCGAGAGCGGAAGGGCTGCGTGAATTCGCAGTCGCCGAGCTTGGTAGCAATACCTTGCGAGAGAGCAGCCTGCGACGCAATCTCAGGGAAAAGATGAAGGCTAAGTGGCCGGAACACTGCGAGGAACACGATCTCGATGAAATGTCCACTCCGGATATTTACGTCAACGTAGCCGAAGAAGAAGGCGAAGAAGGGCTCAGGGCCCTCTGCGATATGGTCGTCGACATCCTTCAGGACATGAACTCTCCTGGGTCCGAGTATCTCTTCCTGGCCAACAGGAAAAAATACGAGCGCCCGGAAGAGTTAAAAGGCGTCAGAATCCCCAAACCAGAACCCGCCACGGAAGAAGTAAAAAAGTCAGCCTGGATCGCTGACGACGCGCCGTGGGAAGATCCAAAAGCAGTCAACTAATAACAACAACAAACCGAAAGGAAGAAGTAATAGTATGGTAGTTAAAAACTTAGCAAAAGCGCTTAGTCGCTATGACATCAGAACAGCCGAATACAGGAAGCCACCGGCCGGTAAAGAAGTGTTCGCCATCACGATCCTGAACCGAAAGAAACACGGTCATGATCGTGGCGTCGTGACCCTCAACCACGGCCAGGCGAAAGTCGAAGTGTTCGGCTCGCGCAAGTTGCGGCAGGCAGCCGTAACGGTAAACGAAAAGGCGAGGACGATCACTCGAAATGTTCGGTATAATACCGTCGATGAGAAACGACCTAACCAGATAACAATCGAAGCTCGATTGAAAGGTAACTTTCCAATGGCAATGCCAAAGGAAACCACCTGGGAGGTCCGTGATGTCGAGATAAAACGCGATAAGCTGATCTATACTGATCCTCCAAGATACGAATGGAAGTGCCAAGGCATCGTCACGGCGACGGTCCCCAACAAGAGCACCAACCATTTCCTGATCGGGATGGACGAGACGCATCACTTCATCGCGCCATTGCCGAAACAGGCAAAGTCCGTAGAGGAGGCCCACAAACTCCTGCGCGGAGAGGTGCCCAAGGGAGCCACTCGCCAGGGTGAATGGTTCTTTCTTCCAGTAACCCGGAAGATGGCGGCCAATCTGAACAAGATCGCGACCGAAAGGTCGAGTCGCATTCGTGCAATGCGCCTCGGCGATTCAACACACGTCGCTAAGACGGCCATAAGTATGCCAGGGGGCATTATCTATGCTCGCGGTTATATCACCGATAACCGCAGTGGGCATCACCGGTCGATCTTCCTGACGAGCTGGCATCGGGTGAAGCATAACGAGGAAACTCAAATGCAGATCAGCCCGGCTCAGAGACAGGTGGAAGACGCCAAGCGAGCAGCACGGCGTTTCCGGACCTGGGATTGATCGTTAGGCAGAAGTGCAGAAGTAACAACCAACTAGAAAGGGTTATAAGTATGAGGTGTAATCAATGCGATTACGAAGCGAAAAGTCCAGCGGGTCTTCAGATCCACGTGTTTCGGAAACACACGGCCCGTGGCCGGAAGCTGGCAAAAGAAGCGGCCGCAAGGATGAACAGTCCGGAGGCTAGGAAAAAGTCTCTGCTCGCCAGGAGAGCCAAGCTACATGCGGCACCCAACGACGTGCTTCCTGAGCCGAAGAAGAAACGCGCACCGTGGGGCAGCCTGAAAAGGCGGTCAAACAAGCGGACCAGTTTGCAGCACGCTGCAAATACTCAAGTCCGCTTCTGTCCTGGGTGCGGGTGTAACCTGGAGGCCATTACTGTAGCGATGGTCTTCGCAGCCAGAAAGGGCATGTAATGCCAAAAAAGAAGCAGAAACGAACACCGCGTCCTGTAGACCCGGTGAACAACAGCGAGGACTTTCGATGTTTGGTCCTGGCTATGCTGGGTCGTTCGAATAAAGCGATTATCAGCGAAACCAACTACAGTCCGGGCATGATCACCTATCGGTTGAGAAAGTTCGAGATTAGTAGAATGGATTACCGTAACGGCGAGGGGCCGATTGCGGGATACATCGACAATGCCGCGAGCGGGTTTGCGCGAAAGGCGCTACTTGCCCATTTGCGGCAGCACGTGAAAGGATAACACCACTATGGCACAGCCAAGAAGTGAGCGATGGGGAGACGGAACTCTCACCATCAGGTCGGAGCGGTTATTCAACCGCAGAAAGAGGAAGGTCTATTACATTGACCTCAAGAAGAACAGCGACGGCACGTTTATAAAGATCACGGAAGCCTGCGGCGGGAAGCGCGATACTATCGTGGTCCCAAGCCAAATGGCTGACGCCTTCGTGGCGGCCGTCGAAAAGGTGAAAGGAGATAAAACTTGGACATTCACCAGGTAATAGCCAGCGTAGTTGAAGAAGTCCTCCATGGCGTATCAGCGGCTAATAAAGAGCTTGCCGGTAAAGCCAGGGTGGGCGAGCCAACCAGCATAGAAATCGAGTTCGGCATAACCTCGACATACGAGATTGCCAACTACGACGACGTGCGGGTAGCTACAGCCAGTGTGCGGCTCCCGTTATTCCACGGAGAGCAAGCGCCAGCTACTGCAACAGTAGCAGCGGAAAAAAAACCCGAGAAATCGGATAAGTCGAAAAAATAGGAGGGTGGCCGTCCAGGCGTAGCGAACCTGGGCGGCCCTTTTCCCTTTTGAAAGGAGCGGATGTCACAACAACACAAAATAGCTCGCTGGATCAAAGAGATTAAACATGATCCACCCAGAGAGAACGAAAGGCCGCACGTAATTCAACACGTGTTCAGAGTCTCTCCACCGATGGAGTGGACTGAAAGCGCAACCTACCGGCGCGGGAAGCTGCTAAAAGATAAAAATCGAGCCTGGTTACGCCGAATGCGGGTTGACCGCAAGACCGGGCGCGAGATTAGTGGAATCGACTGGCTTACCCATAAGCCGGACCCGATCTACAGACACCGACAAAGGACGCATTACACGTCCTACGTCCTGGTGTCTGCATCGGACCTTAAGATATTCATGGAAGCATCGCGCCAGCGCATGGTTAAAATCATGCAAGAGAAAGGCGATAAAGAAGGTGAAGCTCTGTTTCGACACTCATATCCGTTCGAAGTCGAGACTTACATCTTCCCTTGCGATAAGTTCGGCAACTGGAAGAACGGCGGCGAACTAGAGGGCAGTCAAAGAGGAACCCTTGATCACCGAGTTGCCCTGCGGGACGCAGGTTACACCGTAATCGGTATGCCGTATCAACTGGTTCTCATGGGAGCATCGGTAGATAAAATCGAAGTCGACACCGGCAGCGGCTTTCAACCAACAACAACAGGAGAAGTAAACCAATGAGTAAAGTCCTAACAAGAACTGATATGGATAAGATGATGACACAGGGATGTCAGGCTCCCGGATGCACGTGCTCCGGAGGGCCATTAGCCATGGCCCAGAGATGTCATCCTGGTGCTGGAGTCGACGCCTTCTACCATGAGGACGGAACGCTCCATATCGAGTGTCACGAATGCGAATCTCCCGTCGCTGTCGTGGCAATAGCAAAGGAGGAGAAGTGAGAAGCGTAACAATAAGATTCATCAATGGTGATGAGAAGGACTCTAAGTTCCGATTGGAAGTAGAATGGTCACCAAAATCCGAGGATAAAGTGGAAAACGAAGTAGCAGTCGCTTTTCACCACGTCCTCGATTCGTTGATAAAAGAAACCCTTGGTCCATCAGGATTCGGGGCGGGGAAAAGCGCCGAGGAAGCTCGTCAAAAAGCGTTTATCGAGCGCGACATTGCAATAGCTGGCCGAACGGACAGCAAAGAAGGAGAAAAACAAAATGAAGAAGTCTGATAGCGTCTACTTGAAGAAGAAGCCCAACGGCGAACCGTTGGAAAACGAAAAATCGTCGTTCCTGATCGCACTTTGCGACGAGGAGCTGCACGAACCACCGATGTTTGAGCTAATCCCTGAAGGATTGGTGCTCGTCAGCGTGGTCGATAACGGAGGATTCGAGGCCGCACTCGTCTGCGACAACGAATTCGACTACGGCCGGGTCTACCGGTCCTGGCAGGAAGGGGAAGATCCGCGCCCGGTGCGGTTTTTCCTCATTAAACGCGAGTGGGCCCGGCAGATGGCCGACAAGCCGCTCGTTTCTGATGAGGAAGGAGGCATCAAATAATGGAAGCGCCTGAAGAAAAACCTGAGAGGATCGACTTCGACGAGTTCCTCAAAGAAATAAGAGGTATTCGAGCCGGGGAACCTGGCAATAACGGTGAACCAGAGGTCTGCCCCGGCTGTGGACAAATCCACGACCCCGATGACGACGAGACCGAGCATCCAGAAATCATTAAGGCGCTCCTCAAAGGCGTGAAGACTGCCACCGGCAAGACGCTGGAGGGTGTCAACGTGATCGACGTGGCGCGTGACGCGGCTGGAATGCTAAACAACCCCAGCATTCCGGTAGATCACAAGATCCCGATGATCGCGTCCTTCATGGGCACGTTCTCGGAGAACATCGACAAAGCTACCTGGGAGCAAATCCTGGCCAGCCAGCCAGTGCCGTGTGGGTCAGAAGGATGCGATTGCCACCTCGTCATGGCGCAGTTCCTACCGGCACTGCACGACCTGAAGTTAGCGGCCATCAGGAACAGCAGGAAGGAGGAAGAATGAGAGGTCTGTGCGACTGCCCGGACTGCGAGACGGATCATCCCTTTGATTACGTGGACAAGCACTCGTTAATCCTCGGGATGGAGCTGGCCATGCGGATCATCAGGAACCGCGCAGCGGATCAAAAGGACCTGGCTCATTGGGATGACGAACAGGAATGTCAAAACCTGGTCGGGATGATCCGCATTGTTCAGGTGGAAATTGGGTCCGGTCGGATGCCAGTTCCCTCAAACTGGACCCCGGACGAAATCGACGAGGTAGAACGGATCAGATGATAAACAACAACACAAGGAGGAGAAGTTATGGAAGAAGCGAAACAGGAGAAGGCAACATGTAATATCTGCCACAGGGAACGGGACTTAGATCATATCCCGTGCCTGGAATGTGGCACGTGCGTCTATTGCCTGTCGGAGATGGGCGATCCGACAGCGACCAAATTGGTCGAGGAGGAATGCCGCCACAACGGCGGTTACCGTGGAATCGACAGCATTGTGGTCTGCAACATCGTCAGGGAAGGCGAGTATCCGGAAGTCGAGTCGACCCAGGAGGAATGCGATAAATGCAGCAGGAAAGTCTGGGTGTCTTACGGCACCAAGGCCGATGCGGCTGCTACTGCCGAGCAAGAAGGTGGAAGCGTTGTATTCCTCTGCTTCGTCTGCCTGCCAAACTCGATCATGAGCGATGGCATAAGGCTTGGTGACGCTCAAAAAATTGAGCTGAGAATTGCCGGGGCCGATGTCGAAGAGGTCATGAAATACACGGGCCTGACCTTGGACGACCTCGCCAAGATCATGCTCAGCCGAGGAATAGCCCGCGACAAGGAAGGAGGGCCAGGTGGAAGAGTTCAAAACTGACCTGGAGCCTGGCGATCCAGCGCCAGGAGGAGGCATCGTTGGTGACGTTGGCGATAGCGCCGAGCGTTTTATCAAGGCCATCATAGGCCGTCAGGAGCGCGGTGCCATCATCACCGGCAGGCGCGTCAGGAAGGTCAACAGCGAAGAGGGCGACCGAACCCCCAACGGGCGCGAAGGCAAGGTGCTGGGCTCTATCGCTCAGCCAAACCTGGAGCCGCTCATTGTGGACGAACGGGTGGCCATCTACGGCTACTTCGTCCTCTGGGACGGCGACAAAGTGCCAGTCTTCACGACTAACATGAAAGTCGAGGAGCTGTGAGAGCAGTCAAAGAATGGTGCTGGGACATCACCAAAGCCCTCATCATTACCACAATTATTTGGTGGGCAATAAAACTGATCGGATTTTGGCAACTGCTATACCTGATCGTAGAAGCAATAAATAACAACAACAACTAGAAAGCAGAAGTATGAAAAATGAATTAGAAGAAGCGTTCGAAGTGCCGGACCGGTGGTCGCCGTTCCTGGAGATGATCAAAGAGGGAGCCGAGGATAACGTCAAAAGCATTGCCTGGAATGACGACCTCATGCCGTGCCTGTTCGTCGAGGGAACAATCCCCGACAATATCGCAGATTATATCCCAGGTGCCAGTGCGCCACTCTTGAAAAAGGGCACAGGCCCAGGAAAAGGGCTCCTGGTTATCGGGATCGCCGACATGAACCCGGAGACAAAACCGCACATCGCGAATCTCATCTTCAGATTATGCGTCGTAACGCGGGCAACATCCGTTGCCTTGTTGAGTTCAGTCTGGATGAGTAAACCTGTCGACCCGGACGGGCCTCATGTCATGCCATCGCAAGATCCCAACCGAGTCGAAAAAGTCTCGATCATGTCCTGCCAGCATGGCGGGCCAGACGACGGCTCGGTGATGGTGTTGGCCGACATCAAGCGGGAAGAAGGCAAGCCGCAGGTGCTTAGCAACTGGAGAGCCTCAAAAGCTATGGACTTCGGGGGTCAGTTCTTCGAGCCCATGCGGGTCGGGCTCATGCTCGCAGCCAAGATGCGGGAATACGAACTCAAAGGAGAGGAGGGAGAAGAGTGGAAAAACCAATAACCTACGGTCTCTGGGATACCCAGGAAAAAGGGTGGATGAGTAACGGCGACCGGCCGGACCCAAACACTTACACTGAGGAGCAACTGGCGCGGGCCGCCGCAACGATCTGCTCTGAAATGCTCGGCTACCCGCTCGGTAGAATCCGGGCGCTGCCGTTTACCGACAACCCGGAGGACCTCGTGGTCGCCGAGACGATGGAAGCCAAGATGACCGCCGAGGAGGCTGTCGACAAGATCACAGGGAGGAAGCCATAACATGGACGCCCTCGTCATCTTGCTCCTGGCCTTCGTCATCATAGCACTCATCGCATTGTTCGACCTGAACAAGCGGGTTCATGAGCTGGAGGAAAAATTCAAGGCCCTTTTGGAGGCCATAACAATAGTCGACGGTAACGACGATAGTTTGCAGCACGCTGCAAAAAAGGAGGGCGAGTAATGGCTGCTGGCCCTGGCAAATACGACGGGCTCTGCACCTACGTCCGCGAACAGACGAAAGCGTTTGGCGCGGCCGTAATGGTGTGGGGCGGAACTGAGGGGTTCGGCTTCTCAGTGCAGGCACCAATCGAGGTCGTCAAAGATCTACCCAGAATGCTGCGATCTATGGCCGACCAGATCGAGAAAGACAACAAAGGCGTTCATTCGCCGGAAGGAGGAAATTAAAATGACACCTGAACAAATCGCTGGCTGCATCGCAGTCATCAAAAATATGCTGGCCATGGGGTTCATCACGCGGGAGCGGGCAGTCTCCGAGCTGATGGGCCTGGCCGACAGCATCTGCGACAGCGCACACTACGTTCCGGGGACTTCGCCGTTGATCGACAATCTGCTGAAGGAGGTGATGGGAATATGAGCCACATCATAATTCCAGATTGCGAACCGCGCCATCTCTACGTGGTCGATGCCCGCAACTTCAGCCTGGCCGTTTACCGAGGAGGAGGAGTCTTCATCGGGGTCAGGAATAAATTCGGGTGTCGCTACCTCGACGAGGAAGATCATTGGGATACCGGCGCTCCGCACGGGACCGTGAAACCACTTCGCGACCTGGGGGAAGTTCCGGCCGATCTCAATGTTTCGCTCCGGTCGCCGGAGCTGCTGGAAACGCTCCAACGGCCCAGTCTTCTAGTATTCGTGGAACGTTATGGTAATTCGTGAGTCCCATTTTTGGGATTTCAAACTCCGGCACTAAGCACGGGGGCCGACCTGCTGGGGTCTGAGCCGGGAATAGATTCCTTGTAAACCGCGGCGGTTGTTATACTTATGAAAGAATACACACTGGATGAGTGGCATGAGCCACCCAAGCAAGGCCACAGGCTGCGTAAGAGCATGCGTAAGCGTGCACGTGGGCCTGTCTACGAGGAGATGATTCAGCGTGATGGTGCATGGCCTGAGTTCAAACCATTTGAACCCAAGCTACCACCAGCACCCAAGCCAAAGCCAGTGCTCACACCAGAGAAGATAGCAGAGCGTCATGCCCTGCGTAAGAAGAAGGCATTAGATTATTACTATGCCAATAAGGATAAGCTGGCTGAAGCCAACAGGGTTCGTGCAAGGCGTATCTATGCCAACATGAGCCCTGAACAACGAGCCATACGTGCTGAACGCCACAAAGCGTTCATGCGCGCACATCCTGAAAAGAGGCGTGAATACAACCAGCGTTATAACGCTAAGCACCCAGAACGCTACAAGAAGCGCCCACGTGAAGGTCATGGGCCTGATGGCCGATTCCTTCCTAAGCACAAATAACAACACACACAACAACAACATGATATATCAATACTGCATCCTACCTGGTGGCAATGCACCTGAGTTCGATGATCTCGATAATGAGCTGAGACGTAGAGGGATCAAGGCCCACTACCGACAGTTGAGAGCAGGCGGCAGGCTGTATCGCATATCCTCAGAGGACGTGCCATTACTGCCTGATGATGGTGGCCCATACCTGGGCGATGACCAGTCAGGCCATTCGATATACCCACTGGACAACGAGGGTATTCAGAGCCTTGGGCCAGAGGGGGATTGGGTAGCCATATTATAAAACACACAACAACAACATATGCAATACAACACATATCAAGCCAACAACGACTATGAGATGGGGGCTGAGCACGAGCACGTGCTCGATGACCTTGAGTTCGAGCTACGCACTGGCACCCTGGGTGCAGTGCAGATCAGGTCTGACCTAAACAAGGAGGATGCGCTCAAGCTCGTGGATAACCTGCGTTGGCTCGTAGAGAGGAGCTATTGAGAACAATCATCCAAATTCTCCTCAGTGCCAGCATAGGCATGAATATGGGCAAATTGGGCTTCATGGATTGGAGCCTTATAGCACAAACAGCAACACTACTAACAATAGGTATTGGATGCGTGGCCCTATCCTACTGGGCCTATCCACACAACTATGAAAGGTGAAAAAATGAGATGGACATGCCGTATCGCTCTGAGCGCTGCGGGAGCAACATGGATGGTAGAAGCTCATCCAGGATTCAGCTTTTGGCTAACATATATTGTGTGCGCCACTGCTGCTGAGATATGGGCTTTTGGTCTGCCAAACAACAACAACAAAAGGTAAAAAATGAGCGAATCATGCACGTGCGCTAAATGCGTAAAGCTGTGCAAGCAGAATCCTGGGTGGATGACGCCCCAAGAAGCGAATCATCTCATGGATCTCGGGTTAGCACCGAGGCTCATGAAAGACTGGCTGGAGCCATGTAAGCAAGTTGGCAATGATCATCGTATTTGGACATTAGCGCCAGCCTCAATCGGCTACGAAGGCCAGGAGGCACCTGATATGCCATTTGAGGCAATCTTCACCATGAAACCATGGTCGAAAGGTCAATGCACATTCCTACAAAATGGTCTGTGCGAGATTCACGACCATAAGCCGACTCAATGTCGTCTGGCATATGGCTGCCAGATGGAGAAAAACGAAACGTGTCCCAGCAACTATGACCTAGCGAAGCTGTGGGACAACGAAGAAGGCCGAAGGGCCGTAGCTCGCTGGGACAACAACAACGAAAGGCAAAATGAAGAAGTCTAAAAAAAAGCCACCGGCTCATCTGCAGAAGCTGGTGCTGAATCTCACAGCACCAATCAAATTCAACAACATGGAAGTAGAGCTTAAAATGCTCAACGTGTTGGTAGGCCAAAACGACTCAGGCAAGAGCTTCTTACTGAAAGTCGCATACGCATTATCGGCCATAAGCTGCATGCAGCAATCAGATGCTGCTCCTCCACCCGCCGAGGGAGCACAGTTCATATTCGACAACACGTTTGTTGATCATAACCTGGATGGCACGATCAAGGGCGTCTATACCAGGGGCTCAGTCCTGGTAGAGCTGAAAGAAGGCAAGGTCACCAAGGTAGAGATCGAGGATCTGGTTAATCCGGTCCCGATGTTATTCTTATCGACTGACATGAGAACATTCGACCAGATGAACCTCTATCTATGTCATCGAAATGGTGCATCAGCGCATAAGGACCCGGTGATATTGATGCGGGCCCTACTCAAGGGCTATCGGATCTACGATGTCACTTACATGGAATCGTTGATTCAACGCTGCCCTATCACGCTACCTGACGTTATCAAAAAGACATTGGCAGCAGGATTCGACTTCAAAGAGAAGATCAGCGCAATCGACGTAGACCTGGAGGGCTGCCAGTTCCACGCCATCCTGGAAGACGGCACATTAAAGAATTTGGCGACCTATGGTAAGGGTCACCAGTCGATCCTGAACATGGTTATCGGGATCGGAGCGTAGTAAACAACAACAACAACAAGGACAACAAGAAAATGACTGAAGAACAATTAGACGAAGCTGTGTTAAACGGAATCAACAGCCTGACCGGGCTTATGGGAGCAATAACAGATTGGTTCCGAGTGCAGACAGAGGCCAAAAAGCGCGAGATGATGATGCCTCCAGGCAAATAACAACAACAACAACAACGAAAGGTAAAACAGCAATATGACACTTAAAGAACTAATCAAAGCGAAGCCTGAATGGGGCAACCTGCCAATGGCAGTGCTGGCAGATGGCCAGTATCACTACATTAACGCATCGGGCGCGGTCTACGACAGTGTGGACCACGCGGACAAGGACGAAAACGACAAACCAAGGGCAGTGCTGGTATTCAGCGCTAACTGATATGGAAATACTAAACGCACCATTCCCCTACGAACTACTGGTTCAGCTTAACCAGTATCAGCACAGCTTCCTTCATCCCCTAACATGTGGGAATGACCGTGGCGACGCAGCCCATCGCGAGTATGCAGAAACTCATGGTGGAGATTATGGCGCATTGATAGCAACCCAGAAGGGCTGGGAATGTCCAGTATGCCATTACCTACAAACGTGGTCACCTGATGTCACGCTTCTGACAGCACTGAGAATCTCCTCATTCGTAGGCGAACCATTCGACCTGGATTGGATGGGCATTCATCCTATCACAGGTGAATGGGAGCCAAGCCACAATGGGATTCGCCAGATTCAGAAGTTCTTCTGCATCTACGATCACCCGGCCGATTACCCTGATTACTTCGTGGTGCGCCAGTGGGACATCTACGAAGGCATCGTGGAAGCAATCCCTAATGAGCACAGGCTGGCTAACACGCTGGAAGAAGCGCGCCAAATAGCGTTTCAAGCAGCAAGCCAAGGTCCTGACAAGAACGGAGTAATAATAAACTACCAAGCTATCAGCACTGGAGCCATGATCGACGATCCCTACATCGTTGAAACATGGACCTCAGTTCAAAGGCGTAACTAAAACTAAATAGGAGAAGTAAATATGGCAGAAGAAAATCCAAAGTATCCTGATGTGCCAGACGACATCGTAAAAACCCTCCAGACGTTAGTTACACGTCATTGTTTGGAACTTGCGAGTTTCGAGCAATTAGCAGGCACGCCTGAGCGTGGTAAAAGAGTGGCTGAATTCATGAGAGACCTCATGGGAGATTTCCTAACCTTCAATCAACTGGAGCGCAGGCTTATCGTGAAGTTCATCTTCGAGACAGAAGAAGCAGTCGAGAAGGCCATGAAAGACGTGGCAGAAAGGAACTGATGAAAATCGAATTCCCAGATGCAGCAGAAGACGCGCTCAAACGGCTCTGCGAGCTACATCCAGGTCTGAAACCATCGCAGGTCGTGGCCCGAGCCATGACCTGTTACCACGTGCTCTACGAGGCACATTTGGAAGGTGACTCCTGTCCGCATGTGCAATCAGTCATGGAACACCTGGACAAAGAGGATGACAAATATAAGGAGGACTAATGCCCAGATACGTAACAGCAACACTCGTTAGGCACAGCACCCGTGACGGGTTAGTAACCATGCGGGATCACATCCCCATCGGCAAACAATACGAGGTAAACCTCGACTCAATCGAGATTCGGGAGTTCCATGTTACCGATCCACGTGTGGACCACGCCAAGCATCCCAGTCACCACAAGGAGATAATCTGGTGCAAACCAGAGATCATAGACGGCCAGAAGGTTAACCAGTGGTTCTGCACAGAGCTGCTGCACATCCCTGGGCACAACAGTAAGTGTATCTATACGCACAAGGACAAGGACGGTGTTCTTTGGCGTTTTGAAAATGGCCGTCCAATCAGCATCATAGCCGACGAAATCAACGAAGAGTTCGGCTTCGCCGATGTAGGCGAGTAACCAACAACAACAACAAAAAAGAAGAAGTAAAATGAATAAAGCAAACATTAGTGAATCGCACATGGTAGTAGCCGAGAACGGTCAAAAGCTGACTGATCTTGCAAGGGACCTGCTTTGTATGCCGAGAGACTTGGCTCACCATTTCTCGGTATTAAACGAGGCGCACAAAACTGAGTGCAAAGAAGAGGGGTGCGCAATAGAGGTGATGACCCATGTGGCCACGGTGCTGCAATTCGCAGCAGAAGAGATCAACACAGCATGCCTGAAGTGCAAAGTCCCGGAAATAGTCGAATTGGCTGAGCGCGCCAACAAGAAACAAAAACCTCATCCGGTGGCTGCGCTCGTCAGAAAGACCATCCAGGAGATGTTCGGCGACAAAGCTGAAGTAAAGGTGGTCGAGATAGGGCCAGACGCCACCAAAGATCAAATATCAGAAGCGTTAAAGGAGGCGAGGGGTGAACCAGTTCTCTAACATTGGGAGCATGTTCCCTGGTGCTCAAAACAAGCAGCTCAGGGAAAAAGCCAAAGAGGCTCTCACGTTACAGCCCATGGCTGAGATTGCTGGCCTGGTAATACGAAATCAGCATGGAGACCTGACGATCATCGAACAGGATCGAGTGCATGTATTTCATGGCACCACGCTGGCACAGTTAGAGCCGAGTGGCTGGAGAAATCGGGCGCTGCAGATCGCACAAGTCGAGTGCGAATACTGGAAGAAAGTAGCCGACCAGGATCAGGGTCCTGGTGGCAACGTCGATGGGTGTGGGATCGAAGGCATGTGCGCTGCTGGCAACATCATCGCTGGCATCATGATGGGTATAACGCCGGAAGAATTCAAAAAGCGAAAGGAGGAGAATGAAAACAAGACCACTAGTGATAGCGCCGGAGCATGATGCCCGGATTAAGGTAATGCTGGAATACGCCAGGGCCAACGTATTACCAGCCGACAAGCTCGCCAGGATGGCAAAAGAACAGAATCCTGATCAGGCAGTAGGCAAAAACGAAATGACCAGGATCGAATTCCCGATTGGTTACAGGGTAGTCTATAACCAGGAAGAACAACCTGTTCATGGCGTCTGTCACCACATCAGCATCAGCGTGGATGAGACACCCACGCCTAAGCCACCAGACAAGGTGCTGCCTAACGAGATAGCAGTTAACATGATCATGCAGGCATTTGGAATCAAAACAACCGTTCGCGATGCCCTATTCATCTACGTCGAAGACCTCGATTACGGTGGCGGCGGAGCGATCAATGTCATTGAACCAGTAGAAAGGAAGAACCATGGACCCCGAGCAGAAAAAGAAGCTGACGGAAATAGCGGCCAGTTATAATCACGACGTAGCTGGCGAACAGCTATACAGGTTAAACCTGACCCAATGCCTGATTGGAAGCGCAGTATGGATCATTGGATTTATGGTCCTGCTGTGGTTTCCGAAAGCAATGGAGAAACTGATGTCAAACCCTGTAGTAGTGTGGTGGTTTGGACTCACCATGCTGTTTTCCATCGGGACGAACATCTACACGGCGCACGTGCGTTATAAGATAAGAGTGAGGCAGCTCCTTCACTACAGGAGTCTTACCTTACAGATGCGAGACGAAGAATAACACAACAGCAAAGGAGAAGTAATGGCATTCAAGCCAACACCAACAATAACAAATCGCTGCGACCTGGAATACCGGGAAGGCAGCTCAGACAAAGTATATCACATCTGGATTGAGAACGTGGGTGCTAACCACACGGTCAAATTCCAGTATGGCAGGCGTGGCAGCACGCTGAATAGTGGAACGAAGGCTGGCCCAACTCATGCTGAAGCAGCCAGAAAACTTTACCTGGCGATAGTAAATGAGAAGCTGAAAAAGGGATATAAAGAGATGCCCAAAGGCAAGGCACCTAAAGTTCCAATCGGAGTAGCAACCAGTGATAGCGAGGTGACAATGGGACCATCCACGTCAGCGTTTGATGGCATTATAGCACCGCAGCTCCTCAACGAGATCACTGAATCTCACGTTAAAGATCTAATCAAGAGCGACATGTGGTTGATGCAGGAGAAGCACGACGGGAAGCGCCTGATGTTATTCAAGAACAGCAAAGGGCTGTTCATCGCATATAACAAGACCGGGAAGATCATCGAAGCGCCGCGCGAATATTGCAGCGCGCTGCAAAACAACGATTTCGTCTTCCTGATCGACGGGGAGGCGTGCGGAGACAAATACTACGTCTTCGACATCCTGCAGCTCCAGGACCAGGATTGCAGGGGGCTACCCTACGAAGAGCGTCTCTTGCTGCTAGGGATGCTGATACGATCCCTGGGTGACCAGGATACAGTCGTGATGGTCTACACGGCCAACACCGCATTATCGAAGAAGAACCTGCTGCGGTCAGTTATAGAAGCCGGGAAGGAGGGGGTAGCATTAAAAGATAAGGCGTCTCGGTATGTAGCAGGCAGGCCGTCAAGCGGGGGACCAGCGCTGAAGTTCAAACTAAAAGCAAGTGCGAGCTGTCGGGTAATCAAGGTCAATGATAAGCGTAGTGTGGCCCTGGCAATCAAAAAAGAGAAAGGGCTAATGGACCACGTATCAGGTAACTTTGTCGAAGTCGGAAATGTAACCATACCGATCAACCATGAGATACCCAAAGTAGGGGACATCGTGGAAGTTCAGTATCTCTACGCCTACAAAGGCGGTAGCCTGTATCAGCCAGTCTACAAAGGGAAACGCGATGATACTGAAGTAGACCTTGTGTCATCGCTCAAATACAAACCGGAGGCTGAGTAATGGCTACCTTCGAAGAGCATTGCAGAGAGACGGAAGAAAAGATGGGCGAACGTTACGAGCAGGTCCATAAATGGCTGGACGAGTTACAGCCAGTTCTTGGACCACAGCACCGTAGCGTTCGCCACAACGAAAGGGGAGTGCAATACGTTCGGAAAACGTGGGGTGAAAGAGCGGCCATAGCTGCTCGCATCCACATCGCCAGGGACGAAGACAGTCACGTCATTGAAGACGTGGGCGGAGCCAAGCTCTGGATACCAAAAAGAAAAGCAAGACTAACCAACAGCATAAAGGAGAAGTAACATGAACAGATTCCCGTCAACAGAAGAGTTGGTAAAGATGTGCAGCGACCCAAGCAAAGTAGTATTCGCGTCGATGTTCGACCGAGTAGGTGTTAGTGGGTGGATGACCCAATTGGAATACACCTACTTCCGGCCGGATACACCAATGCAGGAACAGTTCAGCGTGTATATGATGAGGTGGCAAGGGTTGCACTGGGTGATAGTTCAGATCCCCAAGACTCATGAGGAGATCGCAAAATCACTGCTATTCGATCATGGGTTAAAGATCGGCGGCGAGAACGACCCCAAGGGTGCTCGTGGCTACACGTTCACTTTGATCGACGCCAGTGGCGTCCATCAGTTTCCGATTCACGGAGACAACGTGTTCTGCCTGGAGAACCACAGCAAAGGCACGAAGCACGTGGCTTACACCAATGACCGCGATAAGCTGAAAGCGGCTCAGGAGGCTGAGGACGCCATCGTGAAGCGGTTTCACGATGAGCATAACGAATGGCTGGCCAATCCTGAGAACTACGCGGCAGCAAAAGCGTATTGGGCTAGTCGGCCGGACATCTATCCACCGGAACAGAAGCCACAAGGAGGGTCTGATGCCCAAGTTCAAGCGTAAGATCCGCAAATGTGTAATCTGCGGGGCCCGGGTCACCAACCAGAACCCGTTAACAACAACCTGCGACGGGATCTGCACCCGGGCCAGAAACAACAACATCAGTCGCTTTCAGCAGGTGATTCGCGACATGGAAAGAGAGGAGCTAGAAGAGAAGTTCTATGGCAATCCAACTACCCAAGGAATACTTCGATCAGATTCGTAATCTTAGCCACAAGGCTATGGACTGGATGGCAGCACATCCTGGAGTGGAGGCAAAGATTCAGTTCAACTACCCCAATGGCGTATTCCTGGCGGCAGTGCCTCAGGATGCCATTGAGCAGAAATACGTCACGGCCGACGAGGCTGGAACTGAGTTACTAAAAGCGATGGGAGCATTCGAAGACGACGCGCAAGGACCGTCGATCTCGATGATCCGGTTCGCCCTGGAATACATGGAGCAGATCAAAAAGGAAGACAGCAACAATGAAAAACGATCAAAGAACAAACCCCCAGAAAGCGGTAGACGAGATTAAGGAGATCCTGGAGAAATACGATCTCGCAGCGATGGTGTCGGTGCTAGACCGGACCGACATGGCGTTCATTAGACGAATTGACCCTACCTGGTCATGCGCCTGGATGGAGCCGGTGCCAGACGATCCTGACGGGGCGGTGCAGGTTCGGATGCGGTCCAAGTGGGTCGAATATCCTGGCGACAGCGAGGAGGAAAAGAAAGCAGCCCAAAAGCTGCAGGTAGAAGCCACGACAGGGATGTTCATCGCATTTCTGAACTGGCTGGGTGAGACGAGGGATCAGATGGTGCAGATCACGGCGATGCTGGCCAAGCATTACCCCCAGATTATGCACTCAGAAAAATGGACAGGAGGTAAATGGTAAAATGGAAGAATCAGCAACAACAAAATCAAAAGAAACCAGGCCCCTGAATCTATGGGACCTGAATAAGGGTGATCATTTCGTGTTTGAAGACCAGCTCTCAGTGGAGCTGATCTTCCTCGGGATGGACGGCATGTATGCGAAGGTCAGGGCGGTCAGCGAGACCATCAACTGGGTGATGTGCAAGCAATACGACGCCAACTCTGACTTTTTCGCGATCATGACCCACGGCAACGTGATCAAAGTAGAAGGGAGGGACAATGGCTGAGTTCGTCCGAAAGACCGATGGTAGTCAAATCAAACCGAGAGTAAAGCGGGTGCCACGGAGCGAAGCCATGGGCCTGGTTGGCAACATCTTCGATATAAGGCTCAACCGAGACGAACCAACTAAGGGTTATTGGGTAGACTTTAGGCTCTGGGTGAGCGACGGAGATTTGGAACGATCAGGGAGCCTTATGCCGCGATTACAGGACGGTGTGTCCGTTCAGCTCATAGCGGTCGAGGGATCGTCGACCAAGCAAATCGTAGACGAGACGGGGAAGGTCACAAGTATCATGACGACATCACCCATGACCGAGCCTGAAGACTCAGAGCCTGCCGGTGACGAGGAGAACGATGAGTATTACGAGGAGGATGCCTCCGGGCCCCCACCCGTAATACCCCCAGCCTCCGAACCCACCGCCGCAGAGGCAGACAAGCAGGACGATAAGAAGAACAAGGCCGAGAGTGGTGAGCCCGGACTCCCGAGCGCGGAGGAGAGACTTGCGAAACTCGCTGAGGTGTTGAGACGCAAGGAGAGACTTGCGAGACTCGCTGAGGTATTGAGACTCATGTAGTCTGGATGCTGGTTTATCGGCGGCTGT